AAATTTGTTCAATATCAAATAAAGGCAATTCATCAACATCTACTTTATCTAACAAACAATTATTAATAATCTGTTTGATTGTTTCTGTGACAGTTTTGGCATCATTTGCTTCTGCTGCCATCAAAAATAACTTTTCTTCTTTAACCGTAAACGGCCTAAATTTTACTTTTTTACCTGTCGATAATAACTTTAAATCATATACAGGCACATCAATTTTTGGTAACATAGTATCTCCATTTAAAATCTAAAAACCTTATCAAACAAATTTGCAGCCTTTGAACCGAAAATAGAAGCTGCAGCTTGCGCCAAATCATATTGTCCTTCATAAATTGTCCTATATTTTTGATAACTAAATTGAACTGACAATCTATGGAAGTTATCGTCAGACCAAGAAAGTGGTTGTGCTGCAACAGCAATTGGGAAAGCATCAATTAATTCTACTGCATAAATCTGTTTAATAAAATCATCATACTGAATAATTTTGATATTTGTTAGATATCTGGTATCGTTATCTTTTGCGAATCTTAAATTGTTTGTCGATGATGGCATGATTGCATCAATCCAACGATCGAAAATTTTTCTTTCATAAAAATCGTTTGTCGATAAAAACCCTAACGTTGTTTCGGCAAATTGTTTTTGATATGGTACTTTAAATGTTGGTCCATAAATTTTAACATCAGCGGTAGTCAAGGATTTTCCAGGTAATTCGGCTGTTTCGCATTGTAGAGACAGATATCTAGAAATAGATGCATTACTTGTTTTCGATTGCGGATCATCCGGATTACTACCTAAAGCATTTGTAATTGCACTTGTGATATCTGTTACTAAAGTGTTAGGTAAATTAATAAGTTGCTCTAATACACCTTGCTCAATAAATGAATTGATATAAGTTGGTATTGGAAGAATGACCTGAAAACGATTTGGTCTGGCCAAACCATCTTTCGCTTTAATGTTTGAGAGAAATAAACTTGGTGCGAATGTCATTAGAATTTTGTCCTTGAATTTGCGTATACTTTGTTTGTTGTAGCACCGACAAAAGTTTCCATAGGTAACATACAAGCAATGTCCCATTCATCAGCAAATATCTCAACGAATCTAGATTTGATTTGTTTATAAAGATATTTTTTAATGCACGGTCTAGCTTCAAATGCCTTTGTTGCTGCTCTCAAATAATTGTAATTAATTCTTAATCTGGTATTCATACTGTAACTTTGGTCACTCGCAATATCATCCATTTTATCTAATAATACCATTCTTTCTTTTGGATGAATATAATGCAGATTTAATCCTAAAAAGCCGTCTGCATACTGTTCAACAGGTATCACCAAAGGAAAAGTATCATAGAAGGCTAACTTATCTTTTGTTTTTGGGTCATAAGAGAAGAAATACATATGACCGATGAATGGTGTTGTTGTAGTTCGGTCTTTATCTCTCATCAATGATTGTTGCGATGGATTCATATTCTGAATCTTTGCTTGCAACCATGCACGAGCCTGGCGACTTCTTGGAGCCAGACCTTCTTTTGCGAGAGATGTTTGTATTCTATCTAATAGACTTGCCATCGTCTATTTATGCTATAGTCCTAGGTCTTTCTCTGTTATGACCTTGAATTGCCAGCCGTGTTCTTGGCAAAATATGTCGGCTGCCCGCCACTTCTCTTGGTTTACCGCATATGTTACCGACTCTTCAATGAACCGCTTGGTTTTGCGTTTCCTGACTGGTTGCCGTGTCTGAGATTCCGGCTTTACTTCCAAAACATACGTCATCACCAGACCGTCTTTCCGTTTGACCTTGACGATGAAATCTGGAAAGTAACGATGTATTTTGTTATCAATAGGCGAACGGTATGGTATCGGTAACTCTTCCGATGCCCACCAGATGATATTTGGGTTGTCATCCAACCACTTCATTACCCTCAGCTCCCAAGTTGAACGATAGATGATATTTGACGGATCACCATTGTATTTCTTAGGATTCTTTGGGGAAAACCTTCCTTTATATGACATAAATAATATCTAGTCAACTTAGGAAATCAAATGGCCATCTTTAACCTTACGGATATAAAAATAGATAACACTCCCGATGGATTTGTTAGCGATTATTTTGTTGGATCGCAATATGATTATCATACGTACAGATATCCGATTGATCTTGGAAGTCCAGATAAAGCGCATTATATGGTAATTCATATCAATGAGCAGACTAAAACTCAATTTCCATCGCAAACAACAAATGATGTGCCATCTGTTGTGCAGAACCAACAAACGTTTGGTGCAAAAACAGCACTGCAAAACATAACGAATGATGCAAAAGAGTTGACGAAACTAATTACAGAAAAAGCTAAAATTGATCAATCTCTTATTTTAGACAATCAGAAATCTGTCAGAACGATTCGTAGAACGACAGATACGATTGCTCTTTACATGCCAGACACTTTAAATTTTACGCACAATCAACAATATTCCACAGTTAATATGCAAGGATTACCTGCAATATTATCTGGCGCATCAGAAACGTTTAAGAAGCTGATGGGTGGCGATATCAAAGGTGCCGCAAATAATTTTGCAACATTTCTTGGAAGACAAGGCGCTACTGCACTTTTTGGAGAAGGTGCCGGTGCTGCAGCTTTCCAGTCATTGACTGGATTGGTCGTAAACCCGCAACTCGAATTGGTATATTCTTCACCAGAATTTAGATCATTTAGATTTGATTTTATGTTCTACCCAAGAAGTTCAGCTGAAGCAAAAGAAGTACAGAACATCATTTCTAGATTAAGATTTCACCAAGCACCAGAAATTAAACAAGGTCAAGGTGCTTTCTTTTTAGTGCCGCCATCAGAATTCGACATTAAATTCTATTACAATGGCCGTGAGAATGAAAATATACCTAAGATTTCCACTTGTATTCTGACAACAATAGATACCGATTATGCACCAAATGGTTGGTCGTCATATGAAAAACCTGGAGAGTTTAGTCCATCTTTAGGTGGAACTGGAATGCCGGTTGCAATTCGTTTATCTCTTGGATTCCAAGAAGTTGAATTTATGACCAAAGATAATTTCTACAACATGAATTCGGACATAAGAAACTCTTTCACGTAAGATAAAAATGGCTAATTTTTTCAAACATTTTCCAAAAACTTATTATGCGGTTTCAAATAACAACATTGAGGTTTATGCTACAAATTTAACGAGAACTTTTGCATTTGATGAAAAGTTTAAGACGAATTCGGCCGTATTCTACGAGTACGATGTTCAAGATGGAGAAACTCCAGAAATCGTTGCACATAAATTTTATGGAAATCCAGAATACCATTGGATCATTTTAAGTTATAATAGTGTATTGCACCCACAATTTGATTGGGTTTTATCGACAGAAAGTTTAATTGATTTTATTGATGCAAAATATCTTTCTGAGGCTGATACTGCAAACAATGAAACAGGTTTAGAGTGGGCACAATCAAACACAAAAGATTATGTTTTGACCGAAAGAAAAACAAATTTAAATACTTCTGAATATGATGAAGAGACGATCTATCTTGATTCTTCGACATACGCAAATACTGTAAACTCAACAGAAAATTATACTCTATCCGACGGAACACCAATAGAAGTTAAGAAAACAAAAAGTACAAAATCATTTTATGATTATGAAGTTGAAACGAACGAATCTAAAAGATCAATTAAAATTTTAAAGAGAGAATTTGTAGATACGGTTTTTGAGGAATTTAAAAATACGATATGAGTTATCAGTTAGATTCTTCTTTAGATTTTGAAATAAAAGAATTATTCCTCTATACAAAAGTTGGTAAATTGGATTTGAGAGGAGTATTCCAAGAACTCAATCTATTCGATTCTCTTTTTAGTCCTTCTGTAAGTGGCAACATATTAATCAATGATTCTTTAGGACTAACTGATAGTTTTCTATTTGATGGCACTGAAATTTTACAAATGAAAGTTTCTAAGAATAAAGATTTTTTGGAAATAGAAAAAAAGTTTAGGGTACATAAACAAACAAATAGAACAAGATTAAACGACACATCAGAAAATTATGTTTTACATTTTATTTCTGAAGAGTTTTTTATTTCATTGCAGAGAAAAGTATCTCAGCTCTTCACTTCAACATATTCAGAAGCTGTAGTTAAAATACTACAAGATTATTTAAATGTGCCAACAACAAAAATGTTTGGTACATTTGATAATTCTTATGGTTTAAGAAAAATTGTTGTGCCATTGCTATCGCCATTTGAAGCTATTAATTGGATGTCACAAAGATCGGTAGACGAAAATTATTTTCCAGGATTTTTATTTTTTGAAAACGTTTTAGGATATAACTACGCTAGTTTAAATACATTACTCAAACAAGATCCTGTTGCAACAATTAATTTTGATGTGAAAAATACTTCAACCAATGATCTTACCAGAAAAATGTATGGTGCAAGGCATTTTGAGGTTATACAACAATTTGATTCTATTAAAAATGTTGTAGACGGTGTTTATGCTGGAACTTTCTATGGTATAGATCCAGTAACAAGAACATTTATAAAAAGAACAACCAATTACGAAGATACATTTGGTGCGTCATCAAAATTAAATAAATCTCCAAATATTGCTGAGATAAATTCCAGTATCGGTTATAATACCGATCAGTTTGATGCAAGACATAGTGTATATGCAGGTTCTTATTTCAGAAAAGATTCTGAATTTATAAAGAAAAGAGATCCAGAATCTTTAAATTTTGATTTAGATACGCATAATTATATACTGCAAAGAAAAGCTATATTGACAAACTTAACAAATCAGAGAGTTAAACTTGTTGTTCCTGGTAACTTAGGTTTTTCAGCTGGATTTAATTTATTTTTAAATATACCAAAATATGCACAGAAGTCAGACAATGGCGAAAATTTAGATAGAACATTATACGGAAATTATATTATTTTGGCTTCAAGACAAATCATTTCATATAACAAACACGAAACGGTATTAGAATTGGTTTCAGACTCATCTAATAGATCAGAGGGGTTGCCTTATAGATCATCGTCTTCACAGATGGTAGATTGGACATAAAATGGAAATGTTTTGGCAAGGTGTAGTTGAAGATAGAAAAGATCCATTAAAACTTGGTCGTTGTCGAGTTAGGATATTTGGTGTGCATACTGAAAATAAACAGTTGATGCCAACTGAAGGTTTACCTTGGGCTCAAATTGTAAACATAAGTCAAACACCTATAGTACCAAAAGAATCTGATCTTGTTACTGGTTATTTCTATCAAGGTGATACAGACTATCCATTCATCATTGGTGTAATTCCAGGTATTCCTATTGTTAAGGCCAACAATCAAAAAGGTTTTAGTGATCCTAGAACAGACGAAGAATTAACTTCAGCACCAAGAACTCCGGCATCTAAGACATATAATACAGATGGTAGTGGCATTTCAATAACTGAAGAAGATAAATCACCTTCTTATCCCAAGCATATAGATGAACCAACAACATCTAGAATAGCCAGAAATGATGAAGAAAGTATTTCTGAAACTTTTATACAAGAGAAAAAAGACAATTTAGTTACCTCTGTACCAACCTATAATTCTAGTTGGGATGAACCAGAAACAACATACAATGCAACATATCCTTATAATAACGTTGTAGAGTCTGAATCTGGACATCTATTTGAAATGGATGATACACCTGGTTCTGAGAGGGTTCAACTGGCGCATAGAAACGGATCTTTTCAGGAAATGTTTCCAAACGGAGATAAAGTAGAAAAGATCACAAGAGATAACTATCAAATTATAATGAAAGACAATAACATTTACATTATGGGTAAATGTAACATAACGATTCAAGGTGATGCAGAAGTTTACGTACAACAAAATTTATATGCAAAAGTTGATGGAAACGCAGATGTCAATATTGATGGTGATGTAAATGTTACAGTTGGTGGTGACTATAATGAACACGTTAAAGGAACATATTCTGTCCGTTCAGATGGAAATATGCAATTTGACGCTCCAAGAATAGACATAAACTAATATGCCAGCAGTAGCGAGAAAAGGTGATTCTACGACAACTGGCCACGGTTGCGATGCCGTTTCAACGGTCATCGGTCCTACTGGTGAATCTGTAAGTGTATATGTCAATGGTATTGGTGTTGAATGTAAAGGTAATCCAGTAGCACCACATACAATTCCAGCAGGCTCAGCATGTGTCCCCCATTCGGCCGTTATTAATGTTGGTTCTGGAACAGTTTATGTTGGTGGAATACCAATCGCCAGAGTTGGAGATTCAACTGATGCTGGTGCAATTATACAAGGTTCTTCCAATGTTTTTGCTGGAGATTAGAATAAATAAGATATGGCTATAACAACAACAAACGTAACTAGAGTCTATAAAGATTTAGACTTGAATTTTACTGTTCATCCAGTCAAAAAAGATGTCTCTAAACATTCTGGAGAAAGAGCAGTAATCAATTCAATAAAAAATTTGATACTGACAAATCATTATGAAAGACCATTCCAACCAGATTTGGGTTCAAATGTACAAAGATTATTGTTTGAAAATGTAGATGCTATAAATGCCGCAGCTCTAGAAAGAGAAATATTGCAGGTAATTAAAAATTTTGAACCGAGAGCGAGAGTAAATAAAGTTTCGGTTCTTCCAGATTACGATAACAACCGTTTCGTTGTTGATATGGAATTTATTATAAACAACTTAACAAATCCAATAACAATTAATTTTTTCTTAGAACGAGTAAGATAAATGGCTAGCCGCTTAAATGTAACCGAATTAGATTTTGACACGATCAAAACTAATCTAAAAACTTTCTTGCAAAGTCAAGATGAATTTACAGACTACGATTTTGAGGGCTCTGGTCTAAATATTCTACTTGATATTTTGGCATATAATACGCACTATAACGCATATTATATGAATATGCTGGCAAACGAATCATTCTTAGATAGTTCCGTTCTTAGAAATTCCGTTGTATCTCATGCAAAGAAGTTTGGTTACACACCAAGATCCATGTCTGCTCCATTAGCAACAATCAATTTTACTGTTGATAGTTTATCTTCAGCTACTGGTTCACTAACACTTCCAAAAGGTTATGTTTTCTTGAGTGAATTGGTTGATAATAAAGCCTATAATTTCGTAACACTGGAAGATGTTACTGTTTCTAAAACAGCAAATAATTTTGTATTTTCAAATTTAAAAATTTATGAAGGAACATTAAAGAATTATTCTTTCACACAAAACGATGCCATAAATCCAAAACAAATTTTCACATTGCCTGATGCTGACGTAGATACGAGCACAATGATTGTATATGTACAACAATCAGTTTCCAATACAGATACGACAATCTATACACTAAATGAAGATGTCTTGACAATTGATTCTACGTCTGAAGTTTATTTTTTACAAGAAGGTAATGATGAAAAATATCAAATCTATTTTGGAGATGGTGTTTTAGGTAAGAAAATACCAGATGGTGGAATCGTAACGGTTTCGTATTTGGTTACACACGGAAGTTTGGCTAATAGAGCTAATAATTTTATTGCGACTTCTTTAGTAGGAGGTTATTCAAATTTCACAGTAAGTCCTGTTTCGTATGCTGCAGGTGGAGCAGAAAAAGAAACTGTCGACCAAATTAAATTTTCTTCGCCTTTGCAATTTACTTCACAGAATCGTGCAGTCACTAAAAACGACTACATCAAATTAATTCAACAAAACTTCCCACAATATGAGGCGGTTAACGTATGGGGCGGAGAAGAAAATGTTCCGCCAGTTTATGGTAAAGTTTTTGTGTCTGTAAAACCAAAACAAGGTTTTGAAGTAACTGATACGCAAAAAGAATTTTTGAAAAATGATGTTTTAAAGCCAATTAGTGTTCTTACAGTAACGCCAGAAGTTTTAGATGTCGATTACAATTATATCAAATATGTTTCTAAAGTATATTATGATTCATCTAAAACTATCGTTAATGTAAATGCACTAAAGACTTTAGTCAGCAATACTATTGTTAATTTCTCTAATTCTAATTTAAATCAATTTAATTCTCTTTTCAAATCTTCACAACTAAGAACACAAATTGATAGTACAGACAAATCTATTATTTCAAATGAATTGGAAATTTTCTTATCAAAAAGATTTAGACCAGATTTAATTAATACAGATAGTTATGTTTTAGATTATGGAGTTCCACTGCAAAAAGGTACAACTCTAGATAACTTGTATTCTGGACCAGAATTTACCATGTTAGATGAAGAAGGTATCGAGAGACTATGTTTCTTTGAAGAAGTGCCTTCATCATTTACTGGCGTCGAATCTATTACAGTTATTAATCCAGGTATCAATTTCACTACCACTCCAACTATTACAATTGTTGGTGACGGAGAAGGTGCGACAGCCGTTGCAGAAATTGTGAACGGAAGAATTCAATCTATTACAGTAACAAATCCTGGCGTTGGATATACAACAGCATCGATAAGAATCTCTGGTGGCGGCGGCCAATTAGCAACTGCTGAAGCAGTTCTTGAAGGCAGATATGGCCAACTAAGGATATTCTATTATAAACCAGATGAAGTTACAAATCAGAACACTAAAATTATTTTGAACTACTCTAAAAATAATGGCATAATGGGAACTATTGATTACGTTTTAGGTAAAATTTATATTAATGATTTTAATCCATTAGATATTTCAAATGACTTTAAAGAATTGAGCGTTAACATTAGACCAAAAGTAAGTGTTATTTCTTCTGAAAAAAATAAGATGTTGGTTTTTGATGAGACCGATCCAACAAGTATTGTTATAGAACTGAATAAAGTTTAAATAAATGACACAAATTTTAAATTCAGCTCTTGTAGAGAGACAACTTCCTTCTTTTGTTAGGGACGAATATTCTACGTTTGTAGTATTTTTAAAAAAATATTACGAGTGGTTAGAACAACAAAACAATCTTTCAAATGTAATTCAAAATTTTTCTAATTCTTTAGATGTTGATTTGTCTTCTGATTATTATTTGGAATTTATCAAACAGGAATTGGCTCCTTATTTTCCTGAAGAATTACTTTTAGATAAATCTAAATTTGTCAAATTTTTAAATCAATTTTATCGTGCAAAAGGCACACCAAATTCCGTAAAATTTCTTTTTAGGGTACTTTACGGTGAAAATATTGAAATCTATTACCCTAAAGAAGATGTATTAATTGCTTCAGATGGTAAATGGGTTTTACCGCTAGCATTACGTGTTGACACAGACGACAACAATATTTTTAATTTAACTGGCGTTAGAATTAAAGGTGTAACTTCTCAAGCAACAGCAATCGTAGAAAACATTGTACAATCTATCGATAGACAACTTGGTATTGAATATATCGAATTGTATATTTCTAATGTTAATAAATTGTTTGCAACTGGTGAACAGATTACTGGATCTTACACAGATAATGGAAATACTGTTACTGTTACGGGAAGATTGATTGGTTCTTTATCAGAACTCAAAATTAATCCAGATTATAGGGGATTATTTTACAATGGTTACGACACCACTACAGGTTATCAAGGCGATCCAGTAACAATTTTAGGTGGTTTAAATCCAACTTCAGGTAATCCAGTTGGTGCTATTGCAACTGTTGGTGAAGTGACAAAAGGTTCCGTAACTGAAGTTTCGATTATCAATGGTGGTTTTGGGTTTAGAGATCCAGCTATAAATGTAAATTCTTCTATTATTGATTTCGTTGGTGGTTTTGAAAATTCTGTCTTTGGTCAAGAAACTAGAGCTTCAATATCTCTTATTGATTCCAACACATATAGAACAGTAAACGTTAGTGATACTAGTATAGAGACTATAGGTTTATCTTTAACTTTAGATCAAGCCGCCAATACATCAAATATTGAAAATTGTACAATTAATTTTATTACCACTACACAATCTTTAAATGTGTTTCCTATTTCTTACATAGTTACTGATGGAAGTGGTGGTGGATATAGAACAACTCCAACTCCTAATTTTTATAGTTTTTATCTTGAATCAGAAAATGATATTTCAGTTATCAGTAGCACTTCTATTGTGGCATCAACCAATGTCCTTAGAGATGAATCTCAAGACTTGACAAGTACTTTTGAAGCTGGTGATTACATAAGATTATTTGTTACAGGTAGATTTGAAGAGATTCGTGTTATAGATTCTGTAACTTCAAATACAATAACTGTAACTGGTGCGCCATTTCAAAATGATATTTCAAACGTTCGTGTCTATAAGATTTTACGTAGACCACTTAATGATGTTGGTGCTTTAGGAAGAATTGTAATTGAAAATGGCGGAGATGGTTATAATGTTGGTGAATATTTGGTATTTACCGGAGGAACAGGCTATGGCGCCAATGCAGTAATTACAGAAGTTCATGTTGCAAATAACGGAATCAAAACAGTAGAATTTAATGATGATGGTTCTATAATTAAGGGTGGTGAAGGTTACAAACAAGATAGATTACCTACTATTACTGTTAACACCGCATCTGGTGCAAATGCTTCTTTATATGTTTCTGAGATTTTAGGAAAAGGCGTTGATGTTGATTTGTTCACATCACGAATTGGTGCAATTTCAACATTAAGAGTTGTTAGTTATGGATACGACTACGTTGAAGCTCCAACAATTTCTTTAAGAAATGCGGATTTAACTGTTGCCAATGTTACTGAAGGATTGTTATTTGTTTCAAATACAATAATCTATCAAGGTGAATCTAACGCAAATACAACTTTTAGTGCAACAGTAGAAAAATACACTCAATCTTCTGGATTATTGAGAGTGTTTAATTATCGTGGTACACTAAATGTACAACAACAAATTATTTCAGATACCGATCCAGTTGTTACCGCAAATGTAAACTCTACTGTTTTTTATGGTGATGGTAAAGCAAGAGCTACTGCCAAATTTGAAAATGGTCTGATTCGTTATCCTGGAATTTACCTTAATACTGATGGCCAAGTAAGTTCTGATAAAAAATTACAAGACGGAACAAAATACCATAATTATTCTTATATCATCAAGACTGAAAACGATTATGCCAAATTTAAGAAAACATTAAATGAAGTTGTACATCCAATTGGCATGAAAGCTTTTGTTACAAGAATTGACACAAACGAAGAAACAGCTGCAAACGTTCAAATTGAAACGATGAATCTTATTCGTTTCACTTTAGCAAATACTGTTAACATTGTGGCAGATTCAAATACAATTATTGGTGTAGGATCAAATCCAGACTTCGCCAACACTATCAACGTTGGTGACATGATTATTGTTACAGACTTAACTAGATTTGCCAATGGAACAGTAAATGTTACTAGTAGTTCCAATGTAATTACTGGTACCAATACCACATTCATTAATGACATTCAAGACGGCGATTTGATCTATATTTCAAGTGGAAACACAGAAACCGTTACATTTGTTACTAATGCTTCTTCTTTAATTACACAGAATACTATTTCTGTAACAGATACCGATTTGACGATTAACCTCATATATGATGAAATCAAGACGGTGACATCTGTTAATTCCAATACTATTTTTGTCGATTCTACATTTACTACTTCAGGTGTTCTTAAAACCGCAATACTCCAAAAAGTTGAATAAATAAAACTATGTCTTCACTACTTACCTCATCACTCAAAACTTTATTGGCTCAAAAGTTCTATGATCTTTTGGACATTAGTGCCAATTCTTACCTTCCAGCAGATAAAAAGTCTTATCTATATGTTGTTTTAGGTAAGCAAACACCTTGGAATACAGGTACAGAAGTTGCTCCAGCACCAGAACAGTCTATCAGAGCATTGAATGCAAACTACGATAAGGGTATTCTAGCTAAAAGACTTTCACAAGAAAACGCTTCATTTGTGGTTGATCGGATCGATTGGACAGCAAATACTGTATATTCTGCCGCTGGTTGCACAGTTTGTCCAGCAGGTACAAATTTTTATGTTAGAAATTCTAAAGATCAGGTTTTTAAATGCCTGTTCAATAATGCTTCTGCAAACTCAACGGTTGAACCACAATTATCACTATCTGCTTCCTCTTTAGAAGAACCATATTTTAAAACTTCCGATGGTTATAAGTGGAAATATTTGTACACTTTGACCTCATTACAGAAACAAAAATTCTTAACGGAAAACTGGATGCCAGTATCATACAATAGATTTGTTAGAGCATCAGCCGTAAATAGAAGTATTGATATTATTAGAATCACTAACGCTGGAAACAACTATGTTGACGGCGCAGCACAAGATATCATCACTATTGGAGGTGATGGTACAGACGCTGTTTTAAAAGCAAACGTTGTTGATGGACAAGTTGTAGATATTTTAATACAAAATCGAGGTCAAGACTATACAAAAGCAAACTTAGTCTTTACTGATGTTGCTGGTGGTATTGGAACAGATGCAGCTGCAACTGTAGTTTTATCTCCACAAAATGGTCACGGATATGATCCAGTCGAAGAACTTTATACATCAACCATAATGTTTAATACAGATTTCGATGGTGAAGAATCTGGTGTATTTCCGGCCGATAACGAATATCGTGAAACATTTATTGTAAAAAATCCATATGATTATGGAACTACCACTTTAGCAAACACAGAAATTAAAACATTATATACTCAAGTTAAAACTTCTCCTGGTGTTGGTGATTTTAACAATGATGAAATTGTTTTTCAAGGTGTTGATATTGCTAGAGCTACATTTAGTGCAGATGTTATTTCATTTGATGAGACACAAAACATACTTTATCTAAACAATTTAGTTGGTACATTAAATACAAACGAACCAATTAAAGGTTTAGAAAGTGGCTCAATCCGAGTAGCCATAAATAAAACAGACCCAACATTAGAACTTTACTCTGGTAAAATACTTTATATCTCTGATAAGACACCAATCTCCAGAGATGTTGACCAAACAGATAGAATTAGATTCATTCTTAGCTTTTAAACCGAGGAATAAATGACTACCACATTTAATTACGATCCATACTATGATGATTTTGATGAAGATAAAAACTTCATGCGTGTACTTTTCCGTCCTGGATATTCAGTACAGGCTCGTGAATTAACTCAATTACAAACTATTCTTTCCAATCAAATTGAAAAGTTTGGTAATCATATTTTCCAAAATGGTAGTCCAATTACTGGCGGTAAAATTTCTCTCGATGATAGAGCTTTCTATTTAATTTTAGATTCCCAATATAATAGTGAAGATGTTGACGTTAGTCAATTTTTAGACAAAACAATAATTGGTTATAATACAACAAAGACAATTAGAGCTAAAGTTATTGCTGTAGATGACACGACAACAAATCCAATTTTAATTTTAAAATATTTAAGTGCTGATACTTTTTCTGAATCAGACGAACTAAAAATATCTGGTCAAAACATTTTTGCACAAGCAAGAAGTACCAGTGCAGTTGGTCGTTCTTATGTTGCCAGCATTCAAGAAGGTGTTTATTATTTCAAAGGTCAATTTGTTAAGATTGTTCCACAATTTTTAGTTTTGGAACTTTTCTATAAAATTGGTTACAACGCATCGACAGTTAATAGATTACCTTCATATAAAGTTGGTATTCAATTTACTGAAACAATTGTTGATGAGATTGATGATACATCTCTTTTAGATCCGGCTCAAGGTGCATTTAACTATCAGGCACCTGGTGCAACACGTTTCGTTATTGAAACTACACTTTCTAAGAGAACTTTAGATTCTACTGACGAGTCTTCTTTCTTTGAAGTTATTCGTCTTGTTGAAGGTGTTAAAACAAAAGAAATTGATTATCCAATCTATAATGAAATTGAAAAAACTCTTGCAAGAAGAACATTTGAAGAATCTGGAAACTACACTGTTGATCCATTTGTAATTTCTTTGGAAGAAACTGCTTATGGTGCAAACAATGTTGTAGATGCGGATTCATTTACTGCTGTTTTAGATCCAGGTAAAGCTTATGTTGGTGGTTATGAAGTGCAGACTATTGCGCCAACAAAATTAACAATCCCAAGAGCCCGTTTGACATCTAATGTTTCTGATTATGATTTACCAACAAACTATTCAAGTTATGTTATTGTTTCTGATGTAACTGGTTATTTGGATTTACCAACTTTTCCTCAGTTAGACATTCATTGCGTTCCTTCTACTGAAGTAAATACTGCTTCTACCTCAGAATACAATTCGACTAAGATTGGTACTCTGAGAGCTCACATGATGAAGTATAATGATTCGACAGCTTCAGATGTTGGAACAACTCATACGTTTAGTTTGAGTGTAATGCAAGTTAATTCTACACCAATTACTGGCACATTACCAGGTTCTGGTTCCACAAATACAGTTATTGAATTAGATTCTTCTTTCTCAACTTCAGCATCAGCTAATGCTTATGCAAACATGTATTTTAGAATTACAGACGGAGCCGGTTTAACACTTTCTCCTATTTTAATTACAGAATCGAATAGTGTTGCACAAACAATCACATTGTCACAAGCTTTACCTTTTGAACCAGCATCAAACACATTCTCTATTGAATCTGATTTTAAAGTTGCAGAGTCTTTAGTTGTTAAGAGTGGTTCATCTTTAACATTTGAAGCTAACGTTGACGACCAATCTAAAGATACCACAACAGGTTATGCTTCTATTACAGAACCAACACGTACAAGTTTAATTTTTGATACACCATTTGAATCAATGAAATCTGGTTCGATTTCCAATTTAGATTTCATTGCTAGAAAAGTTTATGCAGATAAAATTTCAAATGCTGGTGGTGTCATCACATTAAATACAATTGGTACAGATACTTTCCCGTTTGCTGGTTCTCCAGGAACATTATCCGATTCTCAAATTTTACAGAACATTATTTGTTTCGTTCGTTATGATTCTACATCTAATGGCACCTCTGGTATCACACCAAACACAGTATTAAGTCTTGCAAACAATCTGTTTACAGTTACAGCTATTAGTGATAGTTCCATTGAAATTGATTTGAATACAGCAGGCGTTAAAGCTGATTTCTTAGTCACCACAAAAGTTAATAATGCTGAAGATGGAACGAGTGGTGCTATTCGTGGTAAACAATTATTGCCACTTTCAACCTCGTTGCATGAAAAAGTACCATATAATTTAGATACTGCTGGTGATTCACTAACATCTGGAAATACAGGTACAGTCGTTAATGTTACTGATGGTTTATTATTCACTGATGTTGGTGCTATTTTCTTTGATGGCGCAAATACTGTTTCAGATTTAAAAACACCAGGAACATCTGTAAGTCTTCAAGTTCCTGACGTTTATCAAATTGTAAAAATTATTGATTCTAAATCAACTGGAAATGTTACTACAGCCATGTTGACAGATTCTACATATGATGTTACAAATAATTACGAATTTGATAATGGTCAAAGAAAAACACACTACGACCACGCATCGATTAAATTAAAAAGAGGATACAGTTCTCCAACAGGTTCAACTGTATTGGTATTATTTAAATATCTAGACCACCAATCTGCACCATCTCCACAAAACAATGGTCTGTTTACAGTAGATTCTTATTTAAAAACTGGCTCAAATTTCACATATGATGATATGGCTAAGTTTTTAGATGCTGATGCAGGTAAAGTTATTTCGATGAGATCCTGTTTAGACTTTAGGCCTACAAGAGATATTGCAGCTGACACTTATTCTGGTGCAGTTAACGCTGATCCAGATGAAGTTGCGGAATTTAGTTTTGAATACTATCTCAGCAGAATCGATAAGATTGTTGTTAAACCATCAAAAGAATTTGCTGTTGTTTCTGGTAAATCTGCGGTAACTCCTGTTCCGCCGCCAACAGATTCTAATGATATGTTGATTTATACTTTAAACATTCCGGCATATACGGAAACAGTTAAAGATATCTCAACCACATTTAAGAATAATAGAAGATTCACAATGAATGACATTGGTTCTTTTGAGAATAGAATCAAAGGTCTCGAATACTATGTTGCACTTTCATCATTAGAGAAAAATGCAGCAGACTCTAAGATTCTTGATGCAAACGGACTAGAAAGATCGAAATATGGTATTGTTGTAGATAACTTTACAACAAGAGATGTTCAGGCTACATATGGAGATGTTGGGTTTGACAATAGAAATCTTATTGAAAATGGTGAATTAAAACCAGCTTCTCTAATGAGAACTTTCAAACTTAAATGGTCCGAAGCAAATACTTCCGGTTCATATGCTGCGGTTGGTACAGGCGATCAAAAATCATTGATGTTAGATTATACTACATCGACCTTTGCTCAACAGCCTTATGCTACAAAGTCTATTGCAATCGCAAGTGCTTTATTTGCCAATTTTAAAGGTAATTTAAAATTATTCCCAGAATTTACAAGCGAAGTTGATACTGGTTATACTGCCAAAGTTACACTCAACTCTGTAAATGGATTAGAGGAAGCCTTCAACTTTGTTAACGAATCGTTCAAATATATCTCAGATCAAAATCCAACTTGGGTAAACGATAAAGATAATCCTTTTGCTAAAGTTGTTGACACTAAATGGTTTGAAACAGTAACAAGTGTAACAGATCAAACTGTAAACTTAGGTGGAAACCAATTTGGTAATCTGAGAACTACGACCGATAAAGTCTACATTTCTCAAGGTGCCGAACTGAACATGAATCAGTTTTCGGTTTCATCTTCTCAAGTTGATGTTGGTACATTCGTAACTGATTTATCAATTCAACCATATATTAAACCAACGGCAATAACATTTAATGGAACAAGTTTAAAACCAAGTTCGAGATATTATGTTTATTTTGATGATGTTGCTGTTGATAATTATGTTATTGTTCCAAATATTGTTGATCTTTCGAATACTTCTCCTTTGATTGCAGGTGAGATTGCACTTATTGCAAATACCCAAACAGATTTGGCTTCAAACATTAGTTCTTATTTTGCTGGTGGAACAAATTATTCGGCTGTCATTGTTACAAATAGTGAAAAAGGTACCTCTAATGTTAGCATTGTTAATGAAACAGGGAAATCTTTAACTGGCAAATTTATATTTGGTATCGATTCTCAATCAACACTTTCTATTGATTCTGTAATCGAACACAAATCTGGTATGACCAGAGGAGTTTCTGAAAATACAATTACTTTAGATACCGAAGCTCCATCTGTTGATATTTCTGGTAATACAGTTACATTGGTTAGACAGACTGGAAGTGCAGAAGGTCACGGTGCAATCTATAATATTGTTTCTTATAATACAACAACAAAAGTAGCTACAATTTCTGAAACTACATCTTCAACCGAAAGAAGTGGTTCTTGGATTTATACAATTGGTAACAATAGAAATGATAGTAATGGACTTAGAGCCAATAAAGCAGGTGATGTTTCTGGTGTATTCTATCCTCCTGCTGCAACATTTAGAAATGGCGAAAGAAATCTTAGAATTACCGAATCTTTCAATAACAGTTACGACTTAGATGCCATCTCTTTTGCTGAAAAAACTTTTGTTTCTTCTGGTGTAAAATTAAATAAAACTACATTAGTTGATACAGTTTACAATATAGATGTTGGTGTGAAGTTTGTTGGTAATGCAACGACACCGTTACTGCAATCGTCAACATCAACATCAAATATTACCAGCACATGGAGAGTTGATCCACTGGCTCAAACATTCTTTATCGATTCGGAAGTTTATCCAAATGGACTTTTTGTTGACAATGTAAAACTTTTCTTTACTGCAAAAGACGATGATGCTTTACCTGTTACAGTACAGATTAGACCAACAGTTAATGGATTGCCGTCTTCGGACTTCATCTATCCAGAATCGATTGTTACAAAATATCCATTTGAGGTCAATACGACAACAAATCCTGATCCAACTTCTTCTTCCAGTTATACAGAATTTACATTTGGATCACCAGTCTTCTTGAAACCTGGTCTTTATTCTCTTGTTGTATTGACAGATAGTCCATTGTACTCAGTTTGGGTTGCAGAAAAAGGACAGACAACCACATCGAACCAATATGTTTCGGTTAATCCATATGTTGGAACACTATACAAATCTCAAAATGCAATGGAATACGTTCCATTCTTAAATGAAGATTTGATGTTCGTTATGGATAGATGTGTCTTCTCAACGTCTCCAGCCACATTCTCCTTGCAGAATGAAACGCAAACTTCTGCAAAATATATCGATAAGTTTAGAGTGATTGGCAAAACATTAGAGACGTTTGCCAATAGTCCAATTACGATAGATTATTCTTTTGTTTCTAAACCAGTTGGTGGTTCAAGAGAAACTTCTTACCGAGATATATCTCCATTCGTAACTTATGATATGGGTAAAGACGAATACTATGCAATTGGTAATCGCAGAAAAGAAATTTCAGCTCAAGGTGACTTTACTGTAGCCATAACAATTTCTTCAACTGATAATGCAATTAGTCCTTTGATTTCTCTAGAAAGTATGTACTTAAATGCATGGGAAAATTTCGTTGACAATGGAGAAATTACATCTGACGATTTCAACATTATTGCACCAGGCGGTGGTTACTCCAATAGCAATGTCGTTACCATTTCTTCAAATACAGGTAGTGGTGCTTTAGTATACTTGGTCACAAATGGTGCTGCAGGTAATGTTGTTGGTGTCAATGTTGCATCTTCTGGTTCTGGTTACTATGACGACTTTACGATTTCTATTCCAGGTACAGGTCAAGGCGATATTACATCGAACGCTTCTATTGCACTCAATAGTGAATTTGATAGTTCTGGTGGCCCATGTTTGGCCAGATATATCACCAAACCAATTACTTTAGCTGATGGATTTGATGCTGGTGATTTGCGTGTATTCTTATCTGCAAATAGACCAGGCGTTTCTCAAATTCAAGTTTATTACAAAGTTTTATCTGGATCTGATACGACAAACTTTAATGATCGACCATATCAATTGATGGAATGTTTTAATCCAACATCAGTACCATCATTGACAGATACAGATTTTGTTGAGTTTGAATATCGTCCATCTTTAACCGACAATCAAGTTACATATACATCAGATAACGGAACAACATTTGATTCATTCAAGATATTCTCGATCAAAATTGTATTGCTTTCTACTGATGCGTCTATAACACCTAAAGTTAAAGACCTTAGAATTATTGCTTTGCCTGAAGGTTAAAAATGAGAGTACCTGTTAAAGATACTGGATTTGTGAAAGATACAACAAACGGAGCATTACTAACCGTAAATCGTTCCGTTTTGTTGGAAAATCAAGCTAGACTTGAATTGGGTAAAAAGTTAAACTCTAAAAATGATGAAATAAATAAGTTAAAAGAACAAGTAGAAAACATTAATAAAGACGTTTCTGATATTAAAGATTTATTGAAACAATTAATTCAACAGAGAGATTAAAGTTCCAAAATGACTATTCCTATTATAACCAGAACAAATACAATTGATGAGTGGAGAATACAAACCAACTTATCAGCTGAAAAAATAAATGATTTAGAGTTTGGTAATTTTGATAAGTCAAACGGAACTTTGACAATATCAAACACAACAACACTTCTAATTACGGCTGAAGGTACTCCACTTCAAGTTTCGAATAGCGCACTGATTCAAAAAGATTTATCTATTGGTGCTAATGTAACAGTTGGTACTGTTGGTACTAGAAACGGAAATTTGGTTGTTGGTAATACTGTAACTGTTGCTGGCCAAGGAATTGGACTTTATGTTTCCAATACTGCACAAATTGGCCAAAATTTAAGTGTTGTTGGTACGATTTATGGTAACAATGCTGTTATCAACACTAATGCTTCTGTTGCTGGTGATGTACAAGTTGATGGTGTCGTTACATTATCTGGTTCTGGAAAAGTATTAGATGCCAATAGTGGTATCGTCTACGTTCAAGACGCTTACTTAACAAATGCTGTTTTACAGAAAGCCAACGTAGGAACTATTTACGCTCTTGAAGCTTATATTGATAACTTACAAGATATCGCTTCTGCTGTTGTTGGTATTCTGCGTGTTTCTACTGGTAATGTTTACACGTTATCGTCAAATGAATTGTATGCAAACAGTGGCACAATTCAAACATTTGTTGCAAACGGAACGGGTAATGTCGTAACGTTAACTTCAAACCTTGCAACAATCAATACTTCTTACATTACCAATTTAGAGGTTACTGGTGCAATAGTTACAAATGGTAATGTTGCAACTTTAATTGTTGATAATGGTACAATTAATACCGCTACAATTATCGATTCTACAACAACAAACTCTTCAATTTCAAATGCAGTAATCACTGGTGCAAGTATAACAACCGAAACTGTTGGTACATCGACAGTTACGAATGGAACAATTATTACTGGCAATGTCGTAACACTTACATCAAATGTATCGACATTAAACAATTCTACGTTACTTAGCTCAAACATCGTTTCAGCAAATATTACGAATGCAAATGTTTCTGGTAATCTAACTTTTGTTTCTGGTTCAACATTAAGAATTAATTCTGGTTCTGGAAATGATGCTCTCGTTGTTGATTCTGGATTAACTTCTTTACAAGGTTTAGTTGTTGAAGGAAACTTAACTGTTTCTGGTTCTTTCACTCAAACAGGTAATATTAATTTTGAAACCGATAGATTTATTTTCAATGCAAATACTGGTGTCAATAAAGATGCATTGATTGTCAACGAAAGAGTTTCTGGAAACGATGCACAAATTCTTTGGAATGAAACTAATGATCGTTGGGAAATTTCAACAGGTAACACATATAGTTCTACCTATAAGATTTTAGATGGTGCTGATATCTATACTGGTGTTGATTCGACCAGTACAACATTAGTTGCATCAGCAAGTGCTGTTAAATTTGCATATGAGGCCGGCGGTGTTGTTGCTGGTGGTTATGCAAATGCGGCTTATAGACATGCCAATTCGGCACATACAGTTGCAAACTCTGCATCATCTTATGCTAATGGTGCTTTTGTGAAGTCAAACACAGCAAACTTAACAGCACAAGCCGCTTTTGATGCTGCGAATAATGCTTTTGTTGCTGGTGGAACAATTGCAGGATCTTATGCCAATAGTGCATACATTCATGCCAATGCAGCTTTCTCAAATGTAAATACTACAATTGCTATTGTTGGTAGTTATGCAAATAGTGCTTATACACAAGCAAATGCATCTAATAGTTTTGCAACAAATGTTAGAATACATGCTAATGCGGCATTTACAACCGCCAACTTAGCTGTAGTCAATGCTGAACTTGCTGACATCAAGGCAGTAAATGCAAATACAAAAGCACAGGCAGCATTCGATAAAGCAAATCTTGCCAGTTCAAATGCATCTTCGGCTTCGTCTTATGCAAACGGATCTTTTGCACAAGCTAATCTAGCTTTTAGTGGTTTATCAAGTAAGTTAAGCACTTCTGGCGGTACAATTTCAGGTGATCTAGTTGTAACAGGAGCATTTACAACTTCTGGCGCATCGATACTTGCCAATGAATTAAAAGTTGCTGATGCTTTAATAACTTTAAATTCTGATATTCCACAAAATCAATCACCATCTGAAAATGCTGGTCTTGAAGTTGATCGTGGTACTGCGGCTAATGCTTACTTACAATGGAACGAAACCTCAGATGTTTGGGAATTTGGAACATCTGGTAGCGTACAAACTATTGTTGGCGCATCTACATTAGCTTCTCAGCTTTCAAGTTATTTGTTGTTATCTGGCGGAACAATGACTGGTGCAATTACTCTTTCTGGTGCACCAACACAATCATTACATGCAGCAACTAAAGCTTATGTTGACCAACAAGTTTCTGGAAGTACACCAGACTTATCAAATTTAAATGCAACAAATTTAACTTCTGGTACAGTGCCTTCTGCTAGATTGAGTGGAACATACGCTATAAGTATTTCTGGACAAGCAGCAACTGTTGCTGATGGGTCTGTTGGTTCAGCACAATTAAAAACAGTACAAACATTAAGAATTTTAGATTCATCTGGAGTAACTTTAAAGACAATTTACGGCGCAGGTAGTTAATTATGGCTTTTCGTAGACCTCTATATTATTTTAACGGAAATCTTCGTGAACTGAGTGATTCTCAAATAAGCGACATTAGATCACAGATGTTTTGGAGATATATTGCTAACCCTAGTGTTTCTTTATCTGTTGTTGGGAGTGGAGGAAATTTAGGAATCTTACAATATGATTGGAGATTAACAGCAGGTAATGCTTTAGCAAGAACTGAAAGGTATCCTACTGAAGCTGAAACTTCTGAACCTCTTTATATTACCACGGAATATAGGACCCTTAATCAGAATATAGCTTCTCTTACTGTTCCATCAGATACTAATTTAGTAGGTTTTCCTTTATTTTATACAAACACTGGTAATTTACAAGCAATGTCTTTACAAGACATGTACGATACATTTGCTTTTAGTGTCATAGATAGTTTGATTGCTTCTAGTGCAGTTTATACATTATCTACATCAACACCATCTGGTTATACTTCTGTTTCGGGTACACCAATTCATATTGACACTAAAGCCAATTTGGCTGCATATAATGCTTCAGAAATACCTGAAACAACAGATCAACCAGTAGAAGTATCTAGATCATATTTGTATAAAAGAAATGATTCTTCTACATCATATACTGTACCTGTAAAAGCTACTTCTTCTAGTAATCCAGATATACAAATTTATTCTGAAGCCAATTTCAATAGTTTGCTCAGTGCAATTATTAGATTTGTGGCAACAAACGTTTCTGGTTATAGAATAAGATATGGAATAAACTTAGTAAATTTTAACGTCAATAATAACGTTGATGGTAATAGTTGTGGTGGAGTTACAGATACAGAATTACAAGGTGGATCTGGAAATTATCAAACAAGATTTGTGAATGCTGATGATTATAGAGCACAAGAATTTCCAAATGGAACTCTATCATCATATACGTCATACTTAAAAGTAAGGAAAGAATAATGATTTTTTTTAATGAACAAAATATTTTATCTGCTAGATTTATCGACAATCAAAAAAAAGACATTGAGGTTCTTTATAAAGGACCAAATGATTCTATCATTACGCATATTGTTGGAGTTGACAGTGAACAGGAAGACTTTATTGAACTCTTAAAGATATTTACAATTGATGAAATAGAAAACAATACCAAAAAATGGATTCAAGATCAAAATGAAGCCTTTTTAGAATTTAACAAAAGATTGATTGAATCGGGAAAAATTAGTGTAGATGCAACATTTACAAATGGTGATGTTTACTATAAAACAGATATTGTTGAAACATTGTTCTTTTTTGATGAAACAAAAGAATCACATAAAGAAAGACTTTTTGAATTTAAATTGCATTTATTTGATTTAGAAAAAATTCAAAATGCTTCAGATGAAATTAAAGATTCTATTCGTCAATCAAAAAGTCCTATTGACTTGATTCTTATAGTTAAAAATGTTGTGGATAATTAAATGCTTTTGTAAAATGTACTAGTTTAATTTCTTGATTGTACTTGTCACCTAAAAACATATAATTTCCTGGATATTTTAAATTGATATTCTTCAACCATTCATTTGAAGGTTCTGATATCATTCTACAAGCCCAAGTCTCAGGTACAAATTTCAAATTTAACTTTTGATTGACCATATATTCAACAAAGTTTTCTTCTCCATTGATTGGTCCTGGCTTTAATTTTTTTTCTATAAAATAGTTTTCCCAATATTTTTTATTTTTTTTAAATTCTTCATAGATGTATTGTGTATCTCTCGGAAAAAATTTATAGAAACCTCCGTTTAATAAACAAGAACCTTCATGTTCCCACCAAGACCTTATAGAAAGAAATTCACCTCTTTGTATTGGGTATTCAAATAGTTTTTGATATTCATTGATAAGTAAGATGTCTATATCAATGACACAAATCTCTTCGTCAATATTCAAATTAAAAAAATGAAGTTTGTTCCATTGAAAAAGAAAATTTTCTTTTGCGACATTCATAAATTCAATGTTTGGTAACTTACTTTTTAGATAAATTTCATATTCTGGTCCATATTTTTCGCCAATTCTTACTGCAAAAATTTTCATTTCCAATAGTCTTTCAGATAAGGATAGATTTTTATGGCTTGATGCAATTCAAAATTTGTTGCATTGCCAGGATCAGTATTGAAAACGCAAATAATTTTTTCTGGTCTAAACTTGTGCCTGGTTAAATCTTCTGGCCATTTACATCCTCTATTAAAAGAATAGTAATGTTCGTGTGAAACAAAATCAAACTTCTCTAAGTGTCTTGTTGTAATAAAGTTGTCTGATCCGCCAGTAAATACAAAGTAAATTTTTTTCCAATTTTCTTTTAAATCTTTCCAGATATCTTCAAATTGATTGCCTTCCCACATATAAAATCCACCATTGTTTCTGGCACCATATCTTTTTCTCCAATTTGGATCCCATTCTAATTTCATATTGTGCCACCATGAACGGCCTGTTATTGGCTTATCCTTAAATGAATCTAAAATTGGTGTCATGTCATTTTGAATTATTAAGTCCAAATCTAAAGCTATTTTTGTACCATCAATACCCCAACAATGAGGATTAAAATAGTTTAATTTTGGTCGGTCCCAAAGTCTAGGCAAGTTATTCTTTTTGTCTGGAGAAGAATACATTTCTTCTGGTGTAGATTCTGGAAGATCATTAAGAAAAGGTAGAACTGTAATTTTTTTATTCAGTCCTTTTGTGTCATCAGTCTGACAATAGAATTTAAATTTTGTAGGTAAATTTCTTTTTACCATAGAATATAAATTATTCACATATTCAATAGAATATTTTTGTCCCCAGCGACTACAAATCACATGTATCATTTTTCACCAATCAACATGTATCTTTTGTAATTGTTGTCGTATTTGTGAAAATTTATTTCACCTTCAAAATCTATTTTAGATAAACCACTTTGATTTTTAAATTCTTGTAAGCTGTTTACGCAGTTTATGTGTGCAGGTTCTTTGTCAAAATTATTAGATTGAAACACACAAAGACCAGAAAAATTATAATCTTTCATTGGATACATGTGTTCGCAAGAAGTGTTAATAATAATATCTGATTTCAAATAATCTAAATCAAAATTTATATCTTTTACATGTGTCTTAACAAGAGTACCAAATAATTGTTTGGCTATAATTAAATTTTCTTCATCATAGTCTACAAGATTTATCTCTTTTATTTTAGGTATATTTTTATAAAGTAAAGGAACAATTAGTGTTCCATACCAAGAACCTAAAATCCAAATAGTTTTATCCGGAACATCACAAATGCTGTGTAAAGAAAGTCTTTCAACCAACCAAGTTTTCGACACAAATTGATTTTCTGAAAATGATTTTGCAAAGTCTTCTATTCTATATGAATAATTTCTTCGTATAAATTGTATCATTTCAGACCAATCCCAAACAGAGATTGGAAATTTTTTCATTGTATGTGTTCTCAAGTCCATAACATTTTAATCCAATTTTCATTTATTTCATTTTGTTTTAGTCCATAATCAAAAAGTACAACTGATTCTAAACCGGTTCCTAAACTTTTATGGTATGAATAAGCTTTGCCTGTTGCATACAAATCATATTTGTGTCGGTGTTCGATAAAAGAATCTATTCCAGTAAAAGAGAAAAGAATCTTATCTTTGTTTTTCATAAAATCATCGAAGATATATTGCCGTTTTGTTTCTTTGTTCCAACATAGAACAGAAGAGTTGATTGAACAATATCGAGTTCTATTTGATACTGTATCTTTATGTAATTGTTCGAGATTAACCCAATCAGTATATAAAAATTTCATTTCTTCTGATGGTTCAAACATCCAATTTATATTGTCTCGGATAATTATGTCTAAATCTAAAAATATACCTTCTTGCAAAAATGACTCATCAAACAAACATATTTTAGTCCACCATTTTTCTAGACCATAATTAGGAAGTTCTATCGTATCACATACAACACCTTCAGAATCTTCAGTAATACAATAGAGTTTGTATTCTCCTATCCAATGCCGGCCAATCATGTTATTTAATTTATTGACAAATTCAGCAGAATACTTAGTGCCATGTTTTATACAATAAAAATTCATTATGTTTTTTTTCCGCAAACATTAAAACATCTAAATGGTTCTAAATTATCGTGCATCTTTAACAGTTTATCGAACCAAGAACTTTTCAATACTCCTTCTAAACTATGTTTTTTACCATCTAGTTCGTGCCAAGAATTATCCTCAAACATTTTTTCTACATCGTCTTTACATTTATCAATAACTTTAATTGGTATACTTTTGAAATTAGATCCAATTTTCATAGCCTGATCAAAATGTTGATAAGAAGTAAACAAATGGTCAAGATAACAACAAGGAGATATTAAACCAGATGCACTTATTCTTACTTCTTTGTTGTTTTTAGAGAGACAATCAATAAAAGACACTTCGTCTTCAAGATGATTATGTTCTTCTCTACCATTAGGTTTCAAACCATCGGGAATTTTAAAATCGCCTTCTACATCAGGCCTATCCGTAATTATTGTAAAGAATCTATCGAAATTTAATTGTTTAGACAGTTTTTCAGCTCGTTCTAATAAATTTTTATTGTAATCAAACATTAAAAATTGCCATTCAATTTTAATTCTATGCATCTTTGCAATATTGGCATGATCTAATATTTTTTCAAAAGAAGTGTTTATTCTATATTTTGAGTGAGATTCTTGATCTATGCCATCGATTCCAAAAATTATCGTAACATTTTTATTTTTTAAAATAGAACATAGTTTATACCACCATTTATTATTTCTCATAGAACCGTTTGTATGAATAGTCAAATATAAATTTGGCCTGCAACTAAAAAAATATTCTAAAATTTGAAATATGTCTTTTGCAACTAAAGGATCACCATAAGTTCCACAAAGAGAAATTGATGTTATTTTTCTAAGTTGTTCTGCCGGTAATATTTTTTTTATATCTTCAATATACAATTCATCTAATGGTAACCATTCATATTTTTTAAAAGTTTTAGGATCTGTTCTTGCACATTGAGGACATTTTGCGTTGCAATTATTGGTTAACCCTATATCTAATCTTTCAACATTATACATTTTTAATTTTATTCCAAAGTTTTGAATACTGAACGTTTTTATAATTTTCTAGATGTGGTGCACCATCGGTAAAATGTAAGGCTTTAGGACTTTTAAAATTATTGTAACCAACCAACGTATTCCATGTTAAAGGTAAAGATCCTATATCTTTATCCGACAACCATTTAAATTGGTGTAAAAATAATCCGTCTTTTTCATTTACAAAATTTTTAGTTAATATCTTATTTTTTTTATGACCACAATTCCATAAGATTAAAGAAGACCAATTTTTTCTTTTGTAACCAATTTGTTTTTGTCCATCCATTTTTATTTTGGTTTTTGGTTTATAATTTTTATGTTTACAAACCATAACCGCATAATCATCATTTTTCAATTTAAATAACTCTTCTATATCCGATAAAAATAAAAAATCACTGTCGCAAAATAAAGACCATCCTTCAAATTTACAAACCAAAGGTATTAAAAATCTAGAATACGTAAATTCTGTTGATGATTTTTTTGTTTTTTTTATTAAATGATTTGGTGTTGGAAAAACTTTTTTTGAAATAGATTTTTCACAGACCTTATATAAATCAGGATAACGAGAATCGTAACCAATAAAAATTTTCATAGAGTATCTTTGGTTGTTACATTATAGATTTTGCCTTTAAAATAAGATTGTTCTATATTTCCGTCTTCTATATGTTCTATTCTACTAGATGTCGTTAAATTGCCGTTACCCCATGTTAACAATCTTTCTTCATTATCTATGTTTATACACAAACGTTGTTCGGAAACCAAATAAACGGGCACCTTAGCAAATGCGGCCATTACCATTAATCCACTTCTTTCTGAAATAACAAATTTAGAGTGTATCATATTTTCTAACACATTGGCAAATCGGTCTGCATAATCAAATTCTACAATTTCTAAATTATTTTTTTCGGCATAATCATAAGCCATCTTTAAATTAATATTTCTTGTCCGAAAACCAAAACTATCATAACCAAAACTAGAACTTTTTTTTACCATTATTTGCTTTTTATCTCCAATCCATTTGTCTTTAAAAGTCCAAAAAGATTTTGATATTTCTTGTTCTAAAAATGGTATTTCTTTTTCGAAACCGTAAATATTAAAATTTAAATTTAGTCCATTGTTTTCAAATTGATTACAAATAAAAACAATTCTATCTAAATTTGTTTCTAAATCTTCTGTTTTAAATTTTCCTATTTTAGAAGATTCAATAATTATTGCTAATTTTACATCTTTTGTTTTTATTCCTAATTTTACCAATTTTAAATGGTCTGACAAATAATTTGATAGTGTCAATATCACTAAACCAATATTAAAACAATTTTTAATTGGAATATGTTGGTCGGCTGATGCCAGTTCAAATTCTTCTCCGATAACTTTTAAAAGTTTCATTTTAAACAAACGACAAAATGTATTCTGTCTTCCCAAGATAGATTTAAAGCAGTATGTTTTTTTGTTGTGTTTAGGTAGTAAAGTTTTCCTAAATTCTGCATACTATAAACTCGATCTTCCACCAAAAATAAACAGTCTTTATTTGTTTTTAGTGGTATGTGTAATCTACCAGTAGGGTCGGAGTGATAAGAATATGCTCTATTGTTTTCATCCATTCTCATAAATCTTGCACGACAGATATCAAATTTTTCATTCAGTTCTTTATAAACTTTTTCCGTATAAGAACCAAAAAACCAAGAATTTATTTTTGTACAGTTTTTTTCAGAAAGAGTTTTATCTTTTTTTATATCTTCATAATTAAATTCATAAGTTTTTCCATCATAAGAAGAAATATATATTTGATTTTTTTGTATAGAGTCATAAATTTTATAGTAGTCATCTAACATGTTTACATAGTCAAAATGAAAATCGGTTTCTAAAAAATTGGTTTCAGGTAAAATCATTTTTTTCAGTAGATAAATAAATTATTGTCAATGGAAAAATATTTATGTCTGATTACAAAATCGTTGATTGGTCTGAAAGTTTAGATTTAAGTTACTTTTATCAAAAATCAAAAGAAAAAGGATTCATTAACAACTCTAGTTATGATACAATGATTAAGCCTTTACTTAACGAAAAAGAATGGAAAGTTTGGATTCTATTTAAAAAAGGAAAAGCAATAGGTTCTGTAGCTGCACATTCTTTTGATTTCATGGGTGAAAATAGTTATAGAATTGGAGTTAGATCGTGCGTTCATTCTGAAGATACCGAAATCAAAAATCTTAGAACAAAATACGGAATAAAACATCACCAAAATGCAACAGCGCAGTTTTTAATACCTATTTGCATAGAATGGGCTCCAAAGGGCTCAAACCTCTATATTACAACACACGATTCATCAGAGGCAAGCCTAAAATTGATGCATAATATTTGTATGCCCATCTTTCAAAGCACTAGAATGGTGGAAAAAGTATGTGAAAAAGAGTATAGAGGACACAAACAGACCTTTTGGAAAGTCAATCCAGATATATTTTTCCAACAATTGAATGAAAATCCTAGATGGTGAACTTCAGTATTTGACTAAATAGACGATAAAAGTCTTAAAGGAGCGTCATTTTGGCAGAATTTGTAGAACTCACCCTCGATCAAGGTGCAACATTTAATACGGTAATTAACGTAAATGATGGTACCGGCACCCCTCAAAACTTGGTGGGTTACACGGCCAGATCAATGATGCGCCGTTCCTATTACACATCCTCTTATAAAGAATTTGAAGTCTCGGTTTCTACACCAACTTTAGGTGAGATTACCATGTCCATGTCTGCGGCCAACACTGCAAATCTGACTGCTGGAAGGTACGTTTATGATGTCGAAATTGATGATGGTAATGGAGAAGTGACCAGAATTTTTGAAGGAATCATAACCGTTTTACCTAACGTAACGAGATAAACATGGCAATAACCGTTCAAGTAAAACCAAAAAAGACAACCATTTCATCTGTAACTGTCGCCAGAACAGCAAACTTAAATTTAGCGCAAATTAATAATATAGAATTGAACGCCGTTGCAAATAACCACGTATTGACATATGAAGAAGCGTCTGGTAAATGGGTGAATAAACCAATCGATACGATTACCGGCGGAACATTTTAAATGGCAATTATTCAGATAAAGTATTCCACAGCGAATACTGCACCAGCTGATGGCAGTTTAGTAGGTGGTGAATTAGCGTATTCTTTTTTATCAAATAAATTATTTATTGGTAATGAAGGAATAGGAGCAGCAAATGTAATTGGTGGTGAATATTACACCACAATTATTAATGCAAATACACCTTTAGCCAATGCAAATACAATCGTTACTAGAGATCAGTTTGGTTCTTTTGCTTCAAATGTAATTACTGCAAATGCTTTTGTTGGTACGTTCTCTGGCGATATTAGTGGAAATGCAGGCACAGCTTCACAATTACAAAATCCATTTACTGTCTTTTTGACTGGTGATATATCTGGTAATGTATCAATAGATGGTTCTGCAAATGTTAATTTATCAGTATCGTTATCGGACACCAATGTAACATCGGGTTCTTATGGTAACACCCGATACATTCCAACATTTACAGTTGGTAGTGATGGTCGTATTACTAGTGTTTCTAATGTTGCGGTTGATTTTCCAGGTACCGCAGACTTTGCACAAAATTCTTATGACCATGCTAATAGTGCATATCTTCACGCCAACTCTGGACATTCTGTTGCAAATACTGCCAACAATACAGCAACTTCAGTTGGTTCTTATGCTAACTCTGCATATTCTCTTGCAAACTTAGTTAATTCAATTGCTACGTTTGCTTCTATACAGGCCAATGCAGCTTTTGAAGTTGCAAATAATGGTATCGATACGTGGGTTCGTGATGCTGCTAATAGTGCATCAAGTTATGCTAATAGTGCATACATTCACGCCAATGCAGCCTATGAAATTGCAAATATTGCTAACGTTTCTTATGTACATGCAAATGCGGCTTTCATTACAGCAAATACATCATTAAATAATTCGATCAATACTTCTTTATTATTGACAGATATATTTGCTAATACAGTATCGGTTATTAATGATGTACAAAGAGTTAGTGATCATGCAAATGCATCTTTTAATACAACAAATACTGTTTATAATGTAGCAAATACAAAATTTAGTTCTTCTGGCGGAACTGTTTCTGGTGATGTTGTTGTTACAGGCAATCTCACTGTTTCTGGTGTAACAACTTATGTTGCAACAAACCAATTAAATATTGGTGATAACGTCTTAGTTTTAAATTCTGATCTTGGTCAATCTGCAAGTCCTACTGAAAATGCAGGTATAGAAGTTGAACGTGGCATATATCAGAACGCTTCAATACTTTGGAATGAAACAGTTGGACAATGGCAATTTACTGGAAATAATACTACAAGTAATATTGCTTCAGCTGCTGCAGAATCTTATGCTAACTCTGCTTTCAACGAGGCTAATGCTGCATATGCCATTGCAGGCCAAACAAATATACTTGCATTGGGCACTGCAATTGCGGCCAATTCGGCAGGTTCTTATGCAAATAGTGCTTACGCTAGAGCCAATGCGGCGTTTACTGGTGCGTCTGGAACACATTCTGCATCAGCATACGACCATGCAAATTCAGCATATAATGCTGCCAATGCCGCAGGCTTACAGTTTGCTGTTAGTGCTTATGATCATGCTAATGCTGCTTTCGATGTTGCAAATAATGCTTTAATTGCTGGTGGAACTATTGCTGGAAATTATGCAAACTCGGCATTCGATAAAGCAAATGCGGCTTTTGATAGAGCCAATACTGCAAATGATTCAGCAACGTTAGCATATAATTACGCAAACTCATCTTATTCAGAAACAAATACTGCTACTGCAATCGCACTAGCTGCCTTTGCTTTAGCAAATAGTATTCAACTTACTGAAGGTGGTATACTTGCTAACTTGGCATATGAACAGGCAAACTCTGCATATGACCAATCAAATACAAATACGATAACAATAGGTTCAGCATATACACAAGCAAACGCAGCCTTTGTTGCTGCAAATTCTGCTGGTGTTTATGCTAATGCGGCTTTTGCAACCGCAAATACTAAATTAAATTCTGCTGGTGGTACAATAACAGGCGACTTAACTGTATCTGGTAATTTAAGAGTTGACGGTGATAGAGCAATATTATCCGTTTCGTCTATAACGATTGACGACAATCTAATTGATATTAGTGCAGGTACAGTAGGTAATCCAACAAGTAACTCTGGTATCCGTGTCGTTCGTGGTGATGAAACTGGTGTTCAAATTCGATGGAACGAAGTAAATGATTATTGGCAGTTTACAAATGATGGCGTAAATTATAATAATATTGCTTCTGCTGCGGCAGAATCTTATGCCAATTCTGCATACTTCAAAGCCAATCTTGCAGGATCATATGCTAACTCAGGTTATTCATTAGCAAATACTGTTGAGATTCTTGCACAGGCAGCATTTGACACCGCAAATAATGCTGGTACCAGTGATTATACTCAGGCAGCATTTGACAAGGCAAACACGGTAGGATTACACGCTAATTCGTCGTATACACACGCTAATGCTGCATTTAATCAAGCAAATACTGCAACATCATCGGCAGCCTCTGCATTATCATCTATCGTTGTTGTGGATCAGAAAGCGGTCTCGGCTGGCGTGTATGCTAATGCTTCATTTACAATTGCAAACGTTTCTAACGATAAGGCAGCCGCTGCATTCCGTCATGCTAATGCTTCGTTTGATGTTGCCAATACAAAGTATAGTTCTTCAGGTGGTGATATTAATGGTGACGTAAGAGTTTATGGTAATATGACAGTGGTTGGAGGTGTGACATATGCCAACACGACCACGTTAATCATCGCTGATAATATTCTGACTCTTAATGCTGCAATCTCTCAAGCAACTCTACCAAACTTTAATGCTGGTATTGAGGTGGATCGTGGTATCTCTGACAACGTTGCGTTCTTGTGGGATGAAGGTAGAGATTCTTGGACATTCTCTAATGATGGTATCAACTATTTTAATGTTGCTTCTAGTTCAGCAGAATCTTATGCTAACGGTGCTTTTGCAGAGGCCAATGCAGCTAGTTCTCACGCAGAATCCGCATTTAATAAAGCAAACACAAATGCAAATACAATTCAAACAGTATTTGATACTGTAAATACCGATCTTCTTTTAATTACGGCTGCCTATGAACAAGCAAATGCAGCATATGATCTTGCAAACGGAAAGAGTACATTCTATTTTAGTTCAACTCCACCATTAAATGCAAATGAAGGTGACCGCTGGATTGACTCTGACTTAGGTCAAGAGTTCATTTATGTTGACGATGGCGACTCTCTACAATGGATTGAGTTATCTGCATTTGTTGACCAGAATCTTGTAGATGATGATACTTACTATCGTTTAGAAACCGCAAGAACAGGTAATGATTCTGACACAGTTCAAAGTATCTATGGTGTAAGTGTCAATCTACTTGCAAATACAGTTTACGAATTTGAAGCCAGTTTTTCACTAGAGAAAACATCTGGTTCTAATTCTCACGCATTGGCCGTTGGTTTTGCTGGTTCTGCAACTGTAAATAACATACTTTATAAGGTTATTCATAACAGTTCCGCACTAAATTCACCAGCAACACCAACCTCAATTATGATAAATACCGTATCAAGCACAACAGTTTCATCAGCTTCAGATGTAGATAATCATAATGTTTTCTTGAAAGGCACGATATCTGTTGGATCTGCTGGTAGTTTCACGCCTCAGTATAGACTTACGAGTACTCCTGGTGGCGCTTTTGATACTCTGGCGGGATCATACTTTAAGCTGGAACCGGTTGGTTCCTCTAACACGAATATTAACATAGGATCATGGTACTAAACCATAACTTAACGAGAGAAAACAAACATGGCAACAATTAATTTCCCTACCGGACCAACGACTGGTGACGAATATTCCTTTGGCGGAAAGACCTGGAAATTTAATGGTACCGCTTGGGAACTTATCTCAACTGGCATCACATCAACTATTCGCCTGCACGCTAATGCGGCTTTCGACAAAGCCAATATTGCGACACAGTATGCCACATCTGCTGGTACATATGCTAATGCGGCTTATGGCCATGCAAATACTGCAAACAACTTAGCGCAACTTGCTTTTGATGCTGCAAATACTGCTTATGAAACTGGTGGTGTTATTGCAGGTTCTTATGCAAATGGTGCCTTTGAAGCTGCCAACTCTGCGTCAAGTTATGCTAATGGCGCCTTTGCTGCGGCCAATACTGCTGATCAGAAAGCGGTTAGTGCTGGCGTATACGCTAATGCTTCTTTTGGTGTTGCTAACTCTGCATCTAGTTATGCAAATGGTGCCTTTGCTGCAGCTAATACTGCTGATCAAAGAGCTGTAACATCTGGTGATTATGCCAACTCAGCATTTGACCAAGCCAATACTGCAACTCAATATGCTACTTCGGCTGGCGATTATGCAAATAGTGCTTATGCAGCCGCTAATACAAAATTAGAAACTTCTGGTGGCACAATTACTGGAGACCTGTCAATTGCTGGTAACCTCACCGTTTCTGGTAATACGATTCAAATTGACGTTACGTCTTTAAATGTTTCAGATCCAATCATCTACCTTGCAGCCAATAACTATGATTCTGATATCGTAGGTATCGGTTTTGCTGGTAATTATAATGATGGCACTACAAATAGACATGCTGGTCTTATCAGAATGGAGGCTTCAAACACCTTCTATCTGTTTACAAACTATGATCAAGAATTTGATACTAATATTTTAGATTTGTCTCAACCAAGTCTATATGAAGCAGAACTTAGAGCAAACGTTACTGCCAATACAGTTTTAGTTCGTGGTGTTGACGTTCTTGATAGAGCGAATGCTGCATATGTTCAAGCAAATACAGGAACACAATATGCCACTTCCGCTGGCGTATATGCTAATGCTGCATTTGATGCTGCTAATACTGCTGATCAGAAAGCGGTCAGTGCTGGATCATACGCTAATGGCGCTTTTGTTGCCGCCAATACTGCTGACCAAAAGGCAGTAACTTCTGGTGTCTACGCTAATGCAGCTTTTAGTGCCGCAAACTCTGCAAGTTCTTATGCTAACGGAGCTTTTGCTGGTGCTAATACTGCTGACCAAAAGGCAGTAACTTCTGGTGCTTATGCTAATGCAGCTTACATTCACGCCAATGCAGCTTTTGAAGCTGCAAATGTTGGTCTAAGTACTGCTACAGCATATGCTTGGGACCATGCAAACTCAGCATATGATTGGGCAAATGCCGCTTACGATCAAGCAAACACCGCAACTCAATATGCTGAAGCTGCCGGTTCTTATGCTAATGGTGCCTTTGCAGCTGCCAATACAGCAGATCAGAGAGCTGTAACATCTGGTGTTTACGCTAATGCATCCTTTGGTGTTGCTAACTCTGCTTCAAGTTATGCGAATGGTGCCTTTGCAACTGCCAATGCTAAATCACAATTCTACTATTCATCTACTGTGCCAGCTGGCGCTGTTGCAGGAGATAGATGGTACTACGCCGATGGGGGAATAGAGTTCGTCTACATTAATGATGGTGACACAACTCAATGGGTTCAGGTCTCTCTGTAATTGAGAGATTTGACCAGAGTGGTGATTGAATAATGGCGACAATTAATTTTCCTTCAAGTCCGGTCTTAAACGATCAATATTCGTTTGAGGGTAAAACTTGGACTTTTAATGGAGATGGTTGGGTACTTACTAGTACACCGACCACTCTTCGCATTGATACAGCTTATGGTCATGCTAATGCCGCTTTTGATACTGCAAACTTAGCTGATCCAGTATTCATACAATATACCGCAGACTTAGCAAATGCAGCATCTAACACCGCAAATACAGCTAATGCTGAAGTATTTTTAGCTAGATTCTATGCATGTACAGCAATACAATATGCTACAAATCTTGATGTACATTTAAACGTTGCATATCGACATGTCAACTCGGCATATGATTATGCAAACACCACAAACATATTAGCACAAGCGGCCTTTGATACTGCAAATACTGGTGGTTCAGCAACAGATTCTTGGGCGAGAGATGTTGCGAATTCAGCAAGTTCATATGCTAATGGTGCTTTTGTTGCAGCCAATACCGCAGATCAGAAAGCTGTCACTTCTGGTTCTTTTGCTAATAGTGCATATTTACATGCTAATGCTGCTTATGCGGAAGCAAATTTAAATTACTCAAACATTTTAGTTGCAACTGAATTAGCTGGAGACGCATATGATGCTGCTAACTCAGCCAGTTCTTATGCTAATGCTTCATTTGTTGTTGCCAATACCGCAGAAATTTTAGCCCAAGCCGCATATGATGCAGCTAATAATGCTACGGATTCTTGGGTAAGAGATGCAGCCAATTCAGCTAGTTCATATGCAAACTCAGCTTACGAACAAGCAAATACTGCAACTCAAGATGCAAATTCGGCTGGAGTTTATGCAAATTCAGCCTATGCAGCTGCAAATGCTGCATATGCATTAGCACAATCTGGTGGAACACCACTTTCTGGTGAATTTGATTATGGTCTGATTACAGATGTAAATAACACAATTCAAGATTACGGAACGCTATAAATAGAATTATGTCTATCACATTAAAACATCGCAGAGGTAATACATCAGCCCACAGTACTTTTACAGGTGCTGTGGCCGAACTGACAGTAGATACCGATAAAAATACCGTAGTTGTACATGATGGTTCTACTGCTGGTGGTTTTCCTCTAGCACAAGAAACTGCTGTACAAACTGCTGGTTCTTATGCCAACAGTGCATACATTCACGCCAATGCTGCTTACGATTATGCAAACACTATTGCAGGTGGTGCTGCAATTGACAATACTGCCAGAGACTTAGCAAACACTGCTAATTTAACTGCACAAGCCGCATTTGATAAAGCAAATTCCGTAGAATCGTTTGTAACATTTGCAGCAAACGGAACAAACGTTGTTGCCGATTCTCAAACAGATACAATCACATTAACACCAACAAATGGTGTTACAATTACAGGTGATGCCGGTTCAGATTCTATCACAATTGGTCTGACAGAACTTGCACAAGGTAATACAGGCTCACAAATTTTTGTTGCGCCAAATGGCGACGACAGTAACGATGGTCTTGCATTTAGTAGACCAAAAAGAACAATTCGTTCAGCTATGAATGCTGCAAGACCATTCATGCAAGTTACAATTGCATCTGGTATTTACGAAGAAACAACTCCAATTATTGTTCCACAATTCGTTCAAGTTAAAGGTGACGGTGAGAGAACGACAGTTATCAAACCCGCCAATCCAAACAAAGACGTATTTTGGGTAAATAATGGTTGCTGGATTAACAGTATGAAGTTTGAAGGTTATCTTGCAAACGCTGTTGCTTTCCCAGGAACAACAGTTTCTTCTGGTACTGCACAAGCAGGATCTTCTAATACAATCACTCTTGCTGCTGGTGAAGAAACCCTCGATGAATATTATACTGATATGGAAATCACCATTACTGGTGGTACAGGATCAGGTCAAGTTAAAACAATTAGTGCTTACAATGGCACAACAAAAGTAGCTACTGCCAATTCTAATTGGTCTACAAATCCAGACGCAACATCAACATATAATATTGCGATACCTCTAAGAACAAGTCCAGCCGCAAATACTGCTCGCTGGTCAACATACATTACGGCAAGTCCATATGTTTATGTTTGCTCATCTGGTACTACAACTGGAACAGGACTCAAAGTTGATGGTCGTTTAGCGACTGGAAACAAGAGTATGGTCTCAGCACAATTTACGCAGATCAATGTTGGAGGTCGTGGATTCCATGTACTGAATGATGGTTACGCTCAGTTAGTTTCCATGTATGCCATCTTCTGCGATATTGGATTTTTGGCTGAGTCTGGTGGCACTGCTTCTATGGGTAACTGTAACGTGAACTTTGGTAATAAAGGTCTTGTTGCAAATGGCAAAGGTGCATTGGCCATGACTGCCACATTCAATGGTGATACTGCGATTGGTTCGTTTTCGGCTAATCTAAATAATGTTGTTGCAAATACAGATTCTTATTTTAATGTTACTGCGACAGAACCATATGTTGGTTTAATTGGTATTGTAGACGGAGATACATCAGGAACATATTATTATGTTGTCACATCTTCTCCAATATCGAGCGGCAATACAACAGTAGAATTTAGAGAATCGTTAGATAACGTATTCTCAAGCGGTACAACAATTAATTTTTATCAACAAAGTCAGTTGAGAGCTTCAGGTCAAACATTTGAATTTGTTGGTGCAGGAACTTCACTCAGTACAGCATTACCAAGAAACGGTGGTGTTCCAAATACTTCGTTGCAAATTGTTCGTGAGGCAGAAGGCGCTGTGTTCTGCACATCAACAGATCAAAATGGTAACTTCTTAGTTTCAGATTTATCCATTGATCAGGCAACAGGAACAATTTCTGGCACCACATTTACAAAGAGTTTGTTTGCTCAAATGACACCATTCATTCTTGCATTAGAAGGCTAAATAAAAAATGGCACAAAATATTCCTTTAAATACTTTTAAGACAGTTGCTCTGCCAGTTACTACTGTCGCAAATACTGTTTATACTTGTCCAGCAGGAGTAACAACAGTTGTCCTTCTAGCGCAAGTTTCTAATATTAATACTTCAAGTACAATTGATGTTACCGCTTCTCATGTGAGAGGCGGCAATGTAACACGACTAATTGCAAACACCGAAATTCCAACAAACGATGCAGCTTCTCTTTTATTGGGTAAATTAGTTTTAGAAGCAGGAGACGGTTTTTCAATTTTATCAAATGCAAATAATAGTGCAGAATTGACATTATCAATACTAGAAACTTCAAATGGTTAAAAATAAATTACTAAGCGGCAGAGTAAAGGTAACACCCTCTGCCAATGTAACGGAAGACCGTTATCAATTTTTAGGATTAGAACAGGCAGAACCAAATCTTGGGATTGCGCCAGCTGATGGTTATGTTTTAATATACGATTCTAATGCTCCTGGCCAAAGAAATTGGTCATCTACTTCGTTACTTTCTGGTGGTTTAACTGCTCAATCTGCATTTGATGCGGCAAATTCTGCATCAATATATGCTAATAGTTCATTTGTAGTGGCCAACTCTGCATCAATATATGCAAACGGTGCTTTTGTAAGTGCAAACTCAGCTTCGTCATACGCAAATGGTGCGTTTATAACCGCAAATTCTGCAGCTAGTTATGCTAATGCTTCTTTTGAAACTGCTAATTCTGCTGGAGTTTATGCCAATGCTGCGTTTGCAGCTGCCAATATAGCAGATCAAAAAGCAGTAACTTCTGGTGATTATGCTAACTCAGCATATATTCATGCTAATGCAGCTTATGCTGCGGCTAATAATAAACTAGATTTAACTGGTGGTACAATTACAGGTGATTTATCTATTGCAGGTAACCTCACTGTTTCTGGCAATACAATTCAAATTGACGTTACAACATTAAACGTCACCGATCCAATTATTTACCTTGCTGCAAACAATTATGATTCTGATGTTGTTGGTATTGGATTTGTTGGTAACTACAATGATGGCACAACAAATCGCCACGCAGGTTTAATTCGTATGGAAGGTTCTAATACCTTCTATCTGTTTACAAATTATGATGATGAGTTTGATACTAACACATTAGATTTAAGCAATCCAAGCTTATATCAAGCTGAACTTCGTGCAAATGTTATCGCAAATACCGTTATAGTAAGAAATGTTGAAGTACTAACACAAGCCAATGCGGCTTTTACTGCTGCTAATACGGCAGATCAAAGAGCTGTTACATCTGGTACATATGCTAATGCTGCTTTTGCAGCTGCCAATACAGCAGATCAAAAAGCAGTAACAAGTGGTTCTTATGCTAATAGCGCATACATTCATGCTAACGCTGCCTTTAACGCAGCTAATAATGCTGTAGATACTTGGGTACGTGATGCTGCTAATAGTGCTTCTAGTTATGCCAATGGCGCATTTGTTGCTGCAAATACTGCTGATCAAAAAGCAATAACTTCTGGTTCTTATGCTAACTCATCTTATATTCATGCTAATGCGGCTTTCAATGCTGCTAATAATGCTGTAGATACTTGGGTACGTGATGCTGCCAACAGCGCTTCTAGTTATGCCAATGGTGCCTTTGCAATTGGTAATACCGCAAATACTCTTGCACAAGCTGCGTATGATGCCGCTAATAATGCAACTGATACATGGGTACGTACAGCTGCTAACTCAGCAAGTTCATATGCTAATTCTGGATATGTTCACGCTAATGCAGCTTTTGATAAAGCAAACCTTTCGGCCAATTTAGCAAATTCACAATTTGGTGTTTCTATTTCTTTAGATGCATTTACAGGTGATAATTCTTGCACAACATTTACTTTATCAACAACACCAGTCAGTGAAAACTTTACTCTTGTTACATTAAATGGATTAACACAGCATAAATCTGCTTATAATATTTCTGGTGCAAATGTTGTTTTTTCTGAAGCACCTGGAACAAATGTTGCAATTGATGTGGTTACATTTACATCTCAAGAATCTATTTCTGTTGGTGTATCAATAACATTAGATTCATTTACAGGAGATAATTCTTGTACTACATTTGCTTTAACTACTACACCAATAAACGAAAACTATACTTCTGTTGTTATTGATGGTGTAACGCAACTAAAAACATCATATAATATTTCTGGTTCAGATATTGTATTTTCTGAAGCTCCAGGATCAAATACCAATATTGAAGTAACAACATATCAAAGTGCAGACGTTTATGCTTCAAATACTTTGGCTCAAATTGCTAGAGATCATGCTAATGCAGCTTTTGATACCGCTAATAATGCAACTGATACATGGGTAAGAAATGCAGCTAATGCTGCTTCTAGTTATGCTAATAGTGGCTTTGTAGCTGCTAATACAGCAGACCAAAGAGCTGTCACATCTGGTTCTTATGCTAATGCTGCTTTTGCAGCTGCCAATACCGCAGACCAAAGAGCCGTTACATCTGGTACATATGCCAATGCTGCTTTTGCAACTGCTAATTTAAAATACGATGCGACAGGTGGTACAATCTCAGGTGATGTAATTGTTTCCGGTAATTTAACTGTATCTGGACAAACAACATACGCTAATAGTACTGTCGTAAATCTTGGTGATGCAATCATTACACTTAATGCAGATATTCCACAAGCCTTTGCACCATCAGAAAATGCTGGTGTTGAAGTTGATCGTGGTGCTTCTGCAAATGTTGGTTTAATTTGGAACGAAACAACTGACAAATGGACCTTTACTAATGATGGTTCATCTTATAGTGATATCGGTTCATCTGCGGCTGAATCTTATGCTAATGCCGCTTTTGCAGCTTCTAATACAGCAGACCAAAGAGCTGTTACATCTGGTTCTTATGCCAACTCAGCATTTACTGCTGCTAATACGGCAGACCAAAGAGCTGTCACATCTGGTTCTTATGCTAATTCGGCCTTCTCTGCTGCCAATACGGCAGATCAAAGAGCTGTTACATCTGGTTCTTATGCCAACTCGGCTTATTTACATGCAAATTCTGCTTACAATGCGGCCAATAATGCAACTGATACATGGGTAAGAAATGCAGCTAATGCTGCTTCTAGTTATGCTAATAGTGCTTATGCACAGGCAAATACAGGAACAACATTAGCGCAAGCTGCCTTTAACGCAGCTAATAATGCTGTAGATACTTGGGTACGTGATGCTGCTAACTCAGCAAGTTCATATGCCAATGGTGCCTTTGCAATTGGTAATACTGCAAATACTTTAGCACAAGCCGCTTTTGATGCTGCTAATACTGCTGGTGGTGATGACACTTATGCTCGAGCACATGCAAATGCTGCATATTTACATGCTAATGCTGCATTTGAAACCGCAAATAGTGGCGGCGGCGCAACAACAGATTCTTATGCAAGAGCTCACGCAAATGCTGCTTACGCACAAGCAAATTCTGGTGGATCTGAAATCTATGTTGCATCTCTTGAGAACTTCACTAGTAACGGCACAAACACTATATTTACACTTGCTGTAACACCAACATCCGCAAATCAATTGTTTGTTTATGTTGATGGTGTTTATCAGCAAGCATCTGCCTATTCTTTAACTGGCAATACAATTACTTTGTCTGAAGCTCTTGATGCCAATTCGATTCTTGAAGTTCGTGTTCTTGCAAATACAACACCTTCACAACTTGGTGTAAAAGTAAATGAATTTATTGGTACGGGTGCATGTACTACATTTTCACTTTCATCAGTACCGGTAAATAAAAATTTAACTTCAGTGATTGTTGGTGGTGTTCCACAGATGAAGTCTTCTTATACAATTACTGGAAGTTCAATTGTATTTACAGAAGCTCCAGCCAATAGTGCAAATATTGAAGTCACTGTTTACTCTGGTGGTGGTGGTTATGCGGCATCATTCAGTACAGTTGTAGATACATTTAGTGGCGATGGTTCTTCTTTAGAATTTACATTATCTACACTACCACAAAATGAAAATCACACATTTGTTTATCTAAATGGTGTTTATCAGAATAAATCTGTCTACACGATTTCTGGTGCAAATGTTATATTTACTGAAGCTGCAACGGCAAATGATACACTTGAAGTTGTAACTGTTGCTGGTTCAGAAATGAATGTTACATCTTCTCGTTACAATTCTAGAATATATACTGGTGGTTCAGCTTGTACAGAATTTACAATTTCTTCTGGTCATTCTGCAAACTCAGTATTAGTATTTGAAAATGGTATCTGTCAGGCACCAATTGCCGACTATACTGTTTCTGGTACAATATTAACATTTACAACTGCACCAGCTGATGGTGTACAAATTCAAATTAGAGAACTTCCTGTTTAAGAGATAACATATGGCATTCACAAGAATAACAAGTACTAATATTGCTGATGGTGCAGTTGAACCAGAAAAAGTTAGTGCGGCATTTGAAGCTGACTATGCTAAAGTTGCTAACTTATCAAACTATGCAGCCATTGCTGAAATTGCTTTAGGTGTTGCACCAAAAATTAATGTCGTTTCATATGCAAATTCTACATATTCAATTTTAGATGACACTGCTGCAAATACTGGAGGTGGTTATCTTGTTATTACAGGTACAGGATTTCAATCTGGAGCCCAAGTTCTTATTGGTACAACACCAGCAACATCAACTACATTTGTTTCAAGTACAGAATTAAGAGCCCAAGTTCCCGCTGCAAATGCTGCATCATATCAATTAGCAGTTGTAAATCCAGATGGCGGTACGGGAATTAAAATTAACGGAATCACTTACTCTGGTAATCCAATATGGATAACATCTTCTGCATTATCAAATGCCATAAATGCTGTTGCTTTTACAGGTACATTTGAAGCCAACGGTGCAACATCGTATGCCAACACCACTGCTTTACCAGACAATTTTAATTTAATTTCGGCTAATGGTTATTATTATGGTAATATTGAAGTGGAATCCGATACAACATATAATTTTACTGTTCGTGCTAGTGACGATGAAAACCAAGATAGTGATAGATCATTTAGTTTTACAGTTACAAATGTTGTTCCGCCAACATCAATTGAATATATAGTAGTTGCCGGAGGCGGCGCTGCAGGAGGAAGAGGCGGCGGCGGAGGTGGTGCTGGAGGAGTTAGATATGGAACTTTAAATATAACTGAAGGATCTTCATATACTATTAGTGTTGGTGCTGGAGGTACAACTGGTGGAGCAACATCTTATATAGCTTATAATGGAACCGATAGTTCTATATCAAATCAAACATTTATATTAACTTCCACTGGTGGTGGTGCAGGAGGTAGTGCATATAGTTCTCCAAGAAGGCCAGCAAATTCAGGAGGTTCGGGTGGTGGAGCAAATTACGACCAACCATCATCATATGGATCTGGAAATACACCATCAGTTTCTCCCTCACAAGGAAATAATGGAGGATCAGCAGTAAATTCGGCACCATATTATGGAGCTGGAGGTGGAGGTGGAGCCACTTCAGTAGGCGGAAACGGAACTTCAACTTCAGGAGGAAATGGTGGATCTGGATTAGAGTGGCCAACAGGATCAACAGTGTACTATGGAGGTGGCGGCGGAGGAGCATCAGGTGTAGCAGCAGCTGGAGGAACTCAAGGATTAGGAGGATCTGGAGGTGGCGGCACCGCAGCAGCAATTGGTAATGCAGGATCAACAAATACTGGTGGAGGTGGAGGAGGAACAGCAAATGATGCTGCTGGAGGTACAGGAGGATCTGGAGTTGTTATTATAAGGTATCCAGACAATAAAACATTAGCTGTTTCAACTACTGGATCACCAACCTATACACTTTCTGGTGGTTATAGATATTATAAATTTACAGGCACAGGCTCAATTACTTGGTAATAAAAAAGGAGAATTAAAAAATGGCTCATTTTGCAAAACTTGATGCTAACAATGTCGTAGAACAAGTTATCGTTGTAAACAATGCTGAACTTATGGAAGGTGGAGAAGAAAGCGAAGCCAAAGGTATTGCATTCTGCAAATCTCTTTTTGGTGCTGACACTCGTTGGGTTCAGACAAGTTACAATGCTAGTTTTCGTGGCTTGTATGCTGGCATCGGTTACACATATGATGCGGCAAATGACGTTTTTGTTGCACCTACTTCTGAATAAAAGTTGAAAATTGACCACTCAAGTATCAACAGAAAATTTTGCGGCAAACACAATTGTCACTTATTCTGAGTGGTCGAACTCGCTTGTACCTAAAATTTCAAATGTAAGTATTGCAAATTCATCTTATTCTTTATTAGATGACACAGCAATTTCAACAAATGGTGGTTATGTTGTCATCACTGGAACAGGATTTGAAGATGGTGCAACTGTTATCATTAATGAAGTAACAGCTACCGCAGTTTCATATATCAATGCAACAAGATTAAATGTTCAATTGCCTGCAAAATCAGCTGCAACATATGATGTTTATGTTGTAAATCCAGATGGCGCAACAGCCATTGGTGTAAATAAAATAACATACTCAGCATCACCTGTTTGGGTTACAGACACCACATTAACAGGACAATCTGTCGATACTGCATTTAATATTACATTTAATGCAACAGGCGCGGCCAGTTATTCTAATACTACTGCATTGCCAGCCGGCACTACATTGCTGAATAACGGATATTTCTATGGTACTGTAACAGGTATTGTAGAAGAAACAACTTATAACTTTACTATTCGTGCTACTGATGGTGAGAATCAAGACAGCGATAAGAATTTTAGTTTAACAGTTTCAGTTGTTTCTGTACCAACTTCTGTTGAATATCTTGTTGTTGCCGGTGGTGGCGGTGGTGGCGGAGCGCATATTAATCAAGCTGGATCGGCTGGCGGTGGTGCTGGTGGATATAGAACTGGAACATTGTCAATTTCAGCATCAACTCCATATACAGTAACAATTGGTGCGGGAGGTGCTGGTGGCACAGCAACAAGTTCTAGTTCGACTAGTGGAACTCAAGGTCAAAGTTCAGTATTTTCAACGATAACTTCTGCTGGAGGAGGTTATGGTGCTGGAGGGCCAAGTTTAGGTACAGCAGGTGGATCTGGAGGATCCGGTGGCGGCGGCAAATACAGTAGTGGCGCCGCAGGTTCTGGAAACGTACCTTCAACATCACCACCACAAGGAAATAATGGAGGAACATATGCTACAGGAGCACCTTATGCTTCTGGCGGCGGTGGAGGAATAGGAGCTGCAGGATCAGGAGTACAAGGCGGCGTTGGTTTAAATTGGAATTCTCTTGGAACATATTATGCAGGCGGCGGTAGTGGAGGATCAAATAACGAGACTACTGGTGGTTTAGGTGGTGGTGGAACTGGCGGCGGATATCTGCAAAATTCTGGAAATGGAGCTACAGCAGGAGGAACAAACACTGGCGGTGGCGGTGGTGGAGGTGCAAATAACGATTATCCTGGTGGCCGAGTTGGCCGAGCAGGTGGATCTGGTGTTGTAATCATTCGTTACGCTGATGCATATACTGACGCAGTTTCAACCACAGGTTCACCAACATACACCAATACTGGTGGATACAAAATGTATAAATTTACGGGTTCAGGTTCAATTACTTGGTAAGAAAAAATGACAACTAAAATAACAACAGATAATATTCAACCAAATACAGTAGTTACATATTCAGAATTTACTGAAAACTTAGTACCAAAAATTGGTAACGTTTCTGTTGCCAATTCTTCTTACACCGTTCTTGATGATACTGCCGTCAATGTTGGCGGAGGATATATCGTTGTAAGTGGTGCCGGCTTTCAAGATGGTGCAACTGTTATTATTAGTGGTACACAAGCAACTTCCGTTTCTTATGTAAATTCTTCCACATTACACGCTCAAGTTCCAGCCAAATCAGCAGCAACATATAATCTTTATGTCGTAAATCCAGATGGTGGTACGGCGATTGGACCAAACAAATTAACTTATTCTGGTTCACCAACTTGGGTAACAGAAGCAACATTACTTCAACAATCTACGGATGTACCATTTGATATAACTTTTGAAGCCACTGGTGCCACATCATATGCCAACACAACAGAACTTCCAGCTGGTACTACTTTATTGTCAAATGGATATTTTTATGGAACAATTACAGTAGAAACAGATACAACATATAATTTTACAATTCGAGCAAGCGATGACGAATTGCAAGATAGTGATAAAACATTTAGTTTGGATGTGTTAGTAATTAGTTACTATGTAGCAACAGGAGGAACAATTACAACAGATGGTGATTATAAAATACACACCTTTACTTCATCGGATTCGTTTGATGTTACTGTTGTTCCTTTAACATCACCAGAAAATAATATTGAATATCTTATTGTTGCTGGTGGAGGCGGCGCAATAAATGCTCCTGGAACAGGATCTGGAGCAGGCGGTGGAGGAGGATTTTTAACAGGAAACACAACAGTAAGTACCGGTACTTATTCTGTTGTTATTGGAGCAGGAGGAGCAGCAGTTACAAGTCCTAGTGCGGTTACAAATAATGGAGGAAATTCTTCAGCGTTAGGATTTACAGCTATTGGTGGTGGTGGATCTGGAAGAGATGGTTCAAAAAATGGAAAATCTGGTGGATCTGGTGGTGGCGCATATTTTTATCCAGGAACAGGAGGAGCAGGAACTCCAGGCCAAGGTAACAATGGAGGAAACGCAGCTTTTCCAGGAAGTGGTGGTGGTTCTGGTGGAGGCGGTGGAGCCGGAGGTGCTGGAGGTATAGTTAATGCTGGAGCCGGAAGATTATCTCCATTAAGTGGTGTAGCAACTTATTATGGTGGCGGTGGTGCAGGAATAAACGTTGGTACTCAAGCTCCGTCTACTACAGGATCAGGAAGAAATACCACAGGAGATGGCCAACCAAATAGCGGTCAAGGAGCTACAGCTGGAGCATCTGGTGGTTCAGGAATTGTAATTTTAAAATACAAGTACCAGTAAGTTTCAATTTAGTATAAATAGTCCATTCACATGGGACTATTATGGCCGCACCTGCTACTAGACAAGAATTCAAAGATTACTGCCTTCGCCGTTTAGGTCATCCAGTAATTCAAATTAACGTAGATGACGATCAAGTAGAAGATCGCATTGATGACGCTCTGCAATTCTTCCACGACTATCATTTTGAAGGTTGTGAGAAGATTTACATGAAACACCGATTTACACAAGAAGACATTGATCGTAAGTGGATTTATTGTCCTGATCCTGTTCTTTTTGTAATTGGTGTTATGCCGTTTGATGATTCTAATTCATCGATCAATATGTTTGACCTGAGATATCAGTTACGTTTGCATGATCTCTATGACTTTACTTCTGTTTCGTATGTGTCATATGAAATTACCATGCAACATATTCGTACCTTAAATCTTCTTTTCTCAGGTACTCCTCAATTCAGATTCAATCGACATCACAACCGACTTTTCTTAGACATTGATTGGTCTAGAGATGCAACAGTTGGTGAATATGTTGTCATCGAATGCTATCGTAAAATGAATCCAGATTCCGTAACATTGACTGGTACATTTACCGCAACAAACACTTCTAATACAGTTACAGGTACAGGCACAAAGTTTGACCAGGAGATTGTAGAAGGCGACATCATTACGATTGGTGGCACCGATCTGCAAGTTAATCGCATCAATTCACCAACAGAACTCATGTTGATTTCTACACCAACATCCGAGATTTCATCTGCAACTGCAATTAAAGCTGGAATGTCTGATGTTTGGGATGATAGATTCTTAAAGAGATATGCAACGGCTTTAATTAAGTATCAATGGGGAACCAACCTTTCTAAGTTTGCTGGCATACAAATGCCTGGCGGTGTCACACTAGATGGTCCAAGAATTATGGAGGAAGCACAGAGAGAAATTGATAAGATTGAAGAAGAAATGCAATCATACAATGTTCTTCCATCAGACTTCATAATGGGTTAACTGTGGCTACAAACTTTTATTTTCAACCGTTTCCACAAGAACAGATCACCAATGAACAACTTTTAGTTGAAGATTTGGTGATTGAAGCCATGGGCATCTATGGCATGGATGTTTATTATCTGCCACGTTCAAGTGGTGGAACAGAAGATTATTTGTATGGTGAAGACACACTCAAACAATATCGTTCTGCACATCCAATTGAAATGTATCTTGAGAATGTTACAGGTATGGATGGTGAAGGTGATTTCATTTCTAAGTTTGGTTTAGAGATTCGTGATGAAGTTCAATTGCTTGTTTCTCGCCGCAGATTTAAATATACAGTTGGTGCCACAAACTTTAATCAACCAAGATTAGGTGATATTACACCATCAGAAAATGCATCACCAACTCGACCAAGAGAAGGTGACCTTGTTTATATTCCAATGCTCAAAAACTTTTTTGAGATTACTTTTGTCGAACATGAGAACGATCAAGCCATGTTCTATTCTCTTGGTCGTGGCCGTGGCGGTAATGTTTATGTGTATGCATTAAAACTAAAACAATATGTCTTCTCACATGAATTAATTTCAACAGGCATTACAGAAATTGATGAACAAGCATTTGATGCCTATACAAAGACAAGACTTACAGTAAGTATCACAGGTGGTTCTGGCACATTTGAACCAGAAGAAATTGTATATCAAGGATCCAGTTTAGCAACCGCAACAGCTACCGCAACAGTTCATACATGGAATGCAGGTAGATATGTTGATGTCATTCATGTAAACGGAACATTTGGTGCAGGTACAATTACAGGCAATACAAGTGGTGCAACATGGACAATGACAACTGCAAATGATAAAGTTACATTTGATACCGTATTTGAAGACATTGCAGATAACAATAGAGTAGAAACAGAAGGCGATCTAATTCTAGATTGGACCGAAACAAATCCATTTGGTGGCGATTAATGTTAGGACAACAACACTTTTATAACCGAACAATACGAAAAGTTGTAGTGGCTTTTGGTACGCTCTTTAATGACATTCAGATTGTTCGGTACAATACAAATGGATCACCAAGAGAAATTTTCAAGGTGCCATTATCATATGGCGCTAAAGAAAAATATATGACGAGAATAACTTCTGATCCTAACTTAACCAAATCTATTGCTACAGTTGTACCTAGAATTTCTTTTGAGATGACCGGCATGAGTTACGATTCTGGCCGCAAACAAATCTCAACGATGAGAAACTTTTCGGCAAATACAAGTACATCTTTAAATGCTCAGTATGTGCCAGTTCCATATAACTTTGATTTTTCATTGTCAATCTATACTCGCAATACAGAAGATGGTACACAAATATTAGAACAAATTTTACCATTCTTTACACCAGATTTTACTGTGACTGTTGACTTTATTCAGCCAATGGACCAAAAGTACGATCTACCAATCATTCTAAACTCTGTTACACCAACAACAGACTATGAGGGTGATATGATGAGTACAAGATTGATTACATGGGACTTAGAGTTCACCGCAAAAGGTTACATTTGGCCTGCTGTGCGTACTGGTAAAGTTATCAGACAAGCAAATACCAATATATACCTGGAAGCAAACACTACTGTTTATAATCTTGTGACACAGTTTGTCACAACACCAAATCCTGATACGGCTGAACCTGATGATGAGTTTGGTTTCTCAGAACAAAGAGCCGAAGAACTTGCATACACATACATTATTACTGAAGATGGTTATAAGATTGCAACAGAAAATTCATTACCAATAAGAGAAGAATAATGGCAAACAAAAAAATTACAGAACTATCTGAGTTACAATTAGTTGATGTTGTTGATGACTTAGATCAGATTATTTTAATTGTTGTAGATAATAGTTCTTCACCAGCAGTAACAAAGAAGATCAAACTATCTTCATTAGATTCTGTTATTGAGAGATCAATTTCTACGGCAGTTACTACTGCTGCAAAATTTACATTAGAACCTATTGGTGGTACAACCATAGATTCTAGTTATACTATACCTGAGGGCTATAATGCAATTACAATAGACCCAGTTTTATCTCCTGGAGTAACTGTAACCGTATCTCCAGGTTCAGAATGGATTATAAAATAAAAAGGGGATTTTTAAATGTCTAAAGTTACAATTCTTGGAGATACTTCTGGTAAAATAGAATTGGTTGCCGCCAATACTATTTCTCCAAATATCGCTTTCATATTGCCATCTGCCGATGGTTCTGCTGGTCAAGTTCTGGCAACTGACGGATCTGGTACACTATCGTTTGTTACGAATGATGGTACTGCGTCTTTCCAGGCTGCCAACTCTGCTGGCGCATATGCTAATGCTGCATTTGCTGCGGCCAATAGTGCTGCTGCAAGTTCCGTTGATTCTACTGCTAGAGCTGTTGCTAACAGTTTATTTGACGGCACAGCAGAAGCCAACGTTTCTTCGTTAATAGTTCAAGAGGGCGGAACAGTTACTTGTGATTCTTTTAATTCATTAGATGGCGAAGGTTCAGGATTTTTAAATTTAAGAGCAAATGATACAAGACTTGGTAATGATGGAGGTAATGTACAATTCAATGCACAATCTTATTATGTAACTCTTGCAAATACAGACGGTACATTGACCGTTCCAGGTAATATTTCTGGTGCGAATACAATTACTGCAAATAATTTAGTAGGCGTTAATGTCATTTCTTCAAATACTGTTACTGCAAATAATTTAACTGTAACTGGCATTTTAAACGTTGATGGTGTTGTTTTACAATGGCACACACCAGTACCATTAACATCTAAAGGCGATCCAGGTGATGTGGCCGGTTTAATTTCTATTGATAATGATAAAATTTATCGTTGTGTTGGTACATATGACGGTACAACAGATATTTGGAGATATATTAATTTCACTGGCGGTACTTGGGGTTAATTGAATGAAAAAAATTGATGAAAAGTTGTCTGAAGTACTTGACATTGAACCTGTTGAATTTACTCAGAGAACTGAAGTGGTTGAGATTACAAATCCAATTCATGATGATGCTGAGTTTGCAAGAGAGAATATCCGTGGTCTTATAGATAAAGGTAATATTGCCATGGATAATCTCTTGCATGTCGCAAAAGAATCTGAACATCCAAGAGCATATGAAGTTGCTGCAAACATGCTTAAAAATTTGGCAGATATGAATAAAGATTTATTAGAAATACAAAAAAGAAAAAGAGATTTGGAACCAAAACAAAGTTCTGATGTTAAGATTGACAAGGCGGTATTTGTTGGTTCTACCGCAGATTTAATTAACATGATTAAGGCAAACAAGTAATGGAAACATTAATAGAAATTATGCGTAAAGTTTTAGCCGAAACTTACGCCTTTCAACTCAAAGCAAATTACTATCATTGGAATGTGGAAGGTCCAAATTTTCCACAATATCATGATTTTTTAGGTGATCTTTATGGAGAAGTTTATGCTGCGACAGATGCGATAGCCGAAGAGATACGTACACTAGGTGCTTATGCTCCTGGTTCATTTACACGTTATATGGAATTAAGTGAGATTGAGTGTGACACGACAATTCCAACAGCAATAGATATGATTCGTAGACTTGCTGAAGATAATGATAAACTTTTAAATACATTAAATGTTGCTTTCAAATTAGCAAACGAATTTGATAAACAAGGCCTTGCAGATTATATTGCAGGTAGAATTGACGCACACAATAAACATGGATGGATGCTGAAAAGCACCAGTAAATAAAAATGGCTGATGAGGGTTATCTTGGTAATGCCAGTCTAAAAAAACCTGGTACAGAAATATCCTATACACAGGAGCAATTAGTTGAAATTGCCAAGTGTATGGAAGATCCGGTATATTTTATTAAGAACTACGTTAAGATTGTTAACGTAGATAGAGGTCTTGTGCCTTTTGATATGTGGCCTTTCCAAGAAGATATGGTGCGAGATTTTCATGAGAATCGTTTCTGTATCGCAAAGATGCCACGACAGGTTGGAAAGACAACCACAACGGTTGGATATATGTTGTGGTGCGTTTTGTTCAATGATAACTACTCTATCGCCATTCTTGCCAACAAAGGTTCACTTGCCCGTGAGATTTTAGGTCGTGTTCAATATGCATATGAATATCTGCCAACATGGATGCAACAAGGTATTCTAGTTTGGAATAGAGGTAATATTGAACTAGAAAACAAATCTAAGATTTATGCTTACGCAACATCAGGAGCTGGTGTGCGAGGCGGCACATACAATCTAGTATTCTTAGACGAATTTGCGTTCGTACCAAATAACATTGCAGAAGAATTTTTTACTTCTACCTATCCAGTTATTTCTTCTGGCCAAACAACAAAAGTTATTATTGTTTCAACACCAAATGGTTTGAATCTCTTCTACAAAATGTGGAAAGATGCCACAGAGAAAAGAAGTTTATATAAACCAGTTGAAGTTCATTGGTCAATGGTACCAGGTAGAGATCAGAAGTGGAAAGAAGAAACCATACGAAACACTTCTGAAGAACAATTTAGGCAAGAGTTTGAAACCGAGTTTATTGGTTCTACTGCAACACTTATTTCGGCAGCAAAACTTAAATCATTAACATATGAAACACCAATCCAATCTGGTGATGGTTTTGATATCTATGAGTATCCAAAAGATGACCACATGTATGTAATGACTGTTGATTGTTCTGAAGGTGTTGGCTTAGATTATTCGGCATTTTCTATTATTGATGTAACAGAAATACCGTACCGACAAGTTGCCAAATACAGAGACAATAAAATACCAACTTTAATTTACCCAACACTTATTTTTTCGGCAGCAATGAGGTATAACGAAGCCTTTGTGCTGGTGGAAACGAACAATATTGGTCAACAGGTTGTAGATATTTTGCACCATGACCTAGAGTATGATAACATATTTAAACTAGAACACCACAATATCAAAGGACAGTCCATTTCTGCTGGTTTTAAACGTTCGGTATCTTTTGGACTTAAAACTACTGTATCTGTTAAGAAAATTGGTTGTGCAAACTTCAAAGCAATGGTTGAATCTGACAAGCTAATTATAAATGACCAAGATACTATACTGGAATTATATACTTTTTCAAGAGATAAAGACACGTTTAAGGCAGAAGAAGGTAACCATGACGATATGGCCATGACTTTAGTGATGTTTTCTTGGTTGGCCGCGCAGTCTTTCTTTAAAGAAAACACCAATAGTGATATTCGGAAACGATTAGTTGAAGAACAGAATCTTTTAATACAAGAAAATCTGGCACCAGTTGGTATATTTGATGATGGTAGAGTAGAAGATATTCACGATAACTCAGGTGACCGATGGTCTTTTGTATCGGATCGAGGTTATCCATCTTCAACTTTTTAAAAACATAAATACAAGATAAAAATGCACTATTCAGCCTGAAAAAAAGGAGATTAAAACATGGCTTTTCAACTATCGCCAGGCGTGAATGTATCAGAAGTTGACCTCACCACAGTTGTTCCTTCAGTATCGACTACAATTGGAGCTTTTGCTGGTGACTTTCAATGGGGTCCAGTTAATGAGATTGTCCAAATTAGTAATGAAGTTGAACTCGTAGAAAGATTTGGTAAACCAGACGCTAATACATTTACAAGCTTTTTTACCGCAGCAAACTTTTTACAATACTCTAATGACGTCCGTGTAGTACGTTCTGTTGGTTCTGGTGCTTTAAATGCTACCACAACCGGTACTGGTGTATTGATTGAAAATACTTCGGATTACTTAGAGAATCACTCATCTGGTTCTGATCCTAACGTTTTTGCTGCCAAATATCCAGGATTAATTGGTAACTCTATTAAAGTTTCTATTTGTGACGGCAATACTTCTCTTATTGGTTCTTGGGCTTATGCCTCTTATTTCAATGGAACGCCAAGCACATCTACCTATGTACAAAACAGAAACAGTAATGCCACTTCAGCAAATGACGAAATTCACGTTGTAGTTGTTGATACGACAGGTAAAATTAGCGGAACAGCAAATACCGTTTTAGAAACATTTGGTTTCCTTTCTAAAGCTCCTGATGCTAAAACAGATGACGGTTCAACAAATTACTATAAAGAAGTAATCAATAACAGATCAAAATATATTTGGTGGTTATCTCATCCAGATGAAGCTACAAATTGGGATTTACCTTCAACTGATAATGAAATTTATGACCAAGTAGCTACAACAGACTATGATTTATCTGGCGGACTCTCTGTTTCTCCAACAGCAGCTAACAGAAACACTTCATATGATTTGTTTGCCAATCCAGATTCAGTCGATGTTTCATTAATTATGGCTGGAGAAACTTCTGGTTTGACAATTCCAAACTATTTGATTGCTTTAGCTGAATCGAGAAAAGATTGTATGGTATTTTTCTCTCCAAATAGAGCCGATGTTGTCGATAACGCAGGATCAGAAGCTTCTGCTATTGTTAGTACAGTTAACGGTCTTACATCAGCAAGTACATATGCTTTTGCAGACTCAGCTTGGAAATATCAATATGACAAATACAATGATGTTTACAGATATATTCCATTAAATGGTGACATTGCTGGTCTTTGTGCTCGTACCGACCTGCAAAGAGATCCATGGTTCTCGCCAGCAGGTTTAAATCGTGGCCAAATTAAAAATGTTATAAAACTTTCTTGGAATCCAACACAAGCACAAAGAGATACAATTTATAAAGCTGGTGTTAATCCTGTTGTTACTTTTCCAGGCGAAGGTACAATTCTATACGGCGACAAAACTGCTACAAGAAAACCATCGGCTTTTGATCGTATTAATGTTCGCCGACTGTTTATCGTTCTTGAGAAAGCAATCGCACGTGCTGCTCGGTCATCGCTGTTTGAATTCAATGATGAATTTACAAGATCGCAATTTGTAAATCTTGTTGAACCGTTCTTGCGTGACATTCAAGGTCGCCGTGGTATTTTTGACTTCCGTGTTGTTTGTGATACTACAAATAATACTCCAGAAGTTATTGATCGCAACGAATTTGTTGGTGATATTTACATTAAGCCTGCTCGTTCCATTAACTTTATTCAACTTAACTTCGTTGCTACAAGAACAGGCGTAGCGTTTGACGAAGTTGTTGGACGCTTCTAAATAGAGAGATAGGAGATAACAAATGGCATTTAATGTAAATCAGTTCCGCTCTCAGATGACAGGAGACGGTGCTCGCCCAAATCTATTTGAGGTGACGCTTCCGTTTCCTGCTTTCTCATTACCAGGAACAGCACAGCAGAAACTAACATTCATGTGTAGAAGTGCTCAGTTGCCGGGTTCGACAGTTGGTGTCGTTCCTGTTAACTACTTTGGCCGTGAATTAAAGTTTGTTGGTAATAGAACATTTGCAGATTGGACAATCAACGTAATTAATGATGAAGATTTCATTGTTCGTAATGCATTTGAACGTTGGATGAACGGCATCAACAGTCACTCGTTGAATGTTCGTACACCAGCCGCTCAGTCGCCACTAGGTTATACTGTTGACGGAGAAGTTCGTCAATATGGTAAAGCTGGCGATGTTCTGAAGAAGTATAAGTTTGTTGGTCTTTTCCCAACAGACTTAGCTCCAATTGAAGTTGATTGGGGTTCGAATGACGCTATTGAAGAATTTACTGTAACCCTTTCCTACCAGTGGTGGGAATCAGTAGAAGACGCTGTGGTGTAAGAATAGGGGCATGGTCCCCTATTCTTTTTATTTTTTAGGATGAAACTACAATGGCAATAAAACTTTTCGGATTTACTCTCGGCAAAAAAGACATCGTTCAGGTGCAAAAACCTGAGGAGTCTTCTTTTGCTCTTCCAACCGAAGCAATGGATGATGGTGCAGTTACCATCACACAAAATGCTTATTACGGCACATATGTTGACTTAGAAGGTTCTGTTCGTAATGAACTAGAACTCATCACCCGCTATCGTGAGATGGCAAACCATCCAGAATTAGAAATGGCCATTGATGAAATTGTCAATGAAGCCATCACTCACGATACCGATGGTACGGTTGTTGATATTAATTTAGATAAACTCAAACAACCAGAATCAATCAAGAAAAAAATTAAAGAAGAATTTACAATGCTGCTTAAGATGTTGAACTTCAACAATCTCGCAGATGATCTTTTCAAACGTTGGTATATTGATGGTAGAATTTATTACCACGTTTTAGTAAACACACAAAATCCAAAAGACGGTATTGTTGAACTACGTTACATTGATCCACGTAAGATTCGTAAAGTACGTGAGATTCAAAAAGATCGTGATCCAAAAACTGGTGCAATGGTAATTAAATCTATTGCCGAATACTATGTTTATAACGATCGTGGTTCCACTACTCAAACATATACAGCTCAAGTAAATGCTGGTGTTCGCATTACTACCGATTCTATTATCAATGTAAACTCTGGCTTGATGGATGCCAAAAATACATTTGTTATTTCGTATCTGCACAAAGCAATTAAGCCACTCAATCAGTTGCGAATGATTGAAGATGCTGTCGTGATTTATCGTTTATCGAGAGCACCAGAACGCCGTATTTTTTACATTGATGTTGGTAACTTACCAAAAGGTAAAGCAGAACAATATCTGCGTGATATTATGGTTAAGTATCGCAACAAGATGGTTTATGATGCAACAACTGGTGAACTGCGTGATGATCGTAAACACATGTCGATGCTTGAAGATTTTTGGTTACCACGCCGTGAAGGTGGTAAAGGTACCGAAATTACAACTTTACCAGCTGGCCAAAATCTTGGTGAACTGGAAGATGTTAAATACTTCAAACAAAAACTATTGCAATCTCTGAATGTGCCAATCTCTCGTTTAGAACCACAAGGTGGTGGTTTGATTGGTGTTGGTCGTTCGACAGAAGTTACTAGAGATGAAGTTAAGTTCATGAGATTCATCGACAGACTTCGCAATAAGTTTTCACAAATCTTTGATAATGCTTTACGTATTCAGTTAGCATTAAAAGGTATTTGTACGCAAGAAGAATGGGATGATTTTAAAGAAGATATCTATTTTACTTACCGTAAAGATAATAACTTTACAGAGTTAAGTGAAGTTGAGTTGATGAGAGAAAGATTAAATCTGTTAACAATGATTGATCCATATGTTGGCAGATACTATTCTCAACAGTATATTAAGAAGAATGTTCTTCGTATGAGAGATGATGAAATTAAACAAATGGATAAGGAGTTACAAAATGAAAGAGAAACCCTCCCACCCGAACTTCAAGGGCCTGTTGCCGCACAAGGCCAAGGTGCCCCAGCGGCCGAATATCCCCCTCAAGACAACACACAAGAGAATGGCACCCAGGAGTCGATGACACCACAACTAGATGATGAGGTTTCTCGTTATGCCTTATCTGAAAGTGTTTTAAAATTTAGGCATAAATAAAAGATAACAGGAGATAAACGTGGATATTGATACATTTATTACACAAGTGAGTACAGGCGAATCTGCTGCGGCAAAAGATACGCTGAATGATATTATTTCTCAGAGAGCATTAGAAGCTCTTGGTTTAAGAAAACAAGAAATGGCTGCAACTATTTTTAATGGTAAAGAGCCAGAAGCTGAAGGCGAAACAGAAGTAGAATCTGAGGCAGAAGAAACACAAACAGAAGAATGAAATTATTAAACGAATTTAAATCTACTGTTAAAGAAGAAACGTCAAACTACGAAAAGTTTGATATGTTGGTTCGTGCTGGTCTTGCAAACAAAGCTCAATTAAATCGTATTCATAAAATTTTGGATAAGATGCAAGAAGATAAACCAGTATTTAATAATGCCGACAGAATGATTCTTCAAAATCTTTTTAATAAGATGGTAGATTTACTTTCTAATAATAAACAAATCTTCATGCAAACTCGCCGAGCAGTAAGGGAAGAATTAGAAGAAGGTGTAATTGATTCTTCTGATTATAAAGTTTCTGCTTCAGGCAAAAAAGTAAGAGCTCATCGTATTGTGATGACACAAGATGCGCCAGATGTTTCTGATAAAGAAAATATTAAAGAAGAAGTAATGAAAGGTGATCCGCCTTTTACAATTGTTTTAAAAAGAAAAGCTATTCGTTTGTTTCCAGATAAAACAAAAGTTGCTTTGTATTACAGTAAAACATTAGATAAGAACTTTATGATTCCTTATTCTAATGAAAAAGAAACTGATGCTGTTATTCAAGCAGAAGAGACAATTGTAGAAGGTGTTATGGATCAACTACATAAGATTGTAAATAATAAACAGGCACAGACTGTTAAATTTGGTAATGGCCAAACAAGAAAGGTAGATCATTTTACCGCATCGGCAATTACGCAAGTACATAAAGCTGTGAATGATGAGAACAAAAAAAAGTTAGCAGACATGGTTCACAAATCGCCTGCACACTTTACTAAGGTGGCAGACTTTGCATTTAGTAAAGCAAAGAAATGAAATTTGTTGAATTGGTTGCAGAAGGACAATTAGAGAAAGCAAAAGAAGAATTATTTGCTCGACTGAATGAAATTGCTTCGAGAATTTTAGGTGAAGCAAAGAATTATGTTGTAGAAGATATGTTAGAAGAAGGTAATCCTAACATTATTAAACAAGGTAGAATACAAAAGATTCGCCGTAGAATTAGAAGAAATGCTAAAGGTCGTATTGTAGTTCAGAAGAATCGCAAACGTTCAGGCATTAAAGGTTATAGAATTAAAGGTAATCGTGTAGTGCGAATACCTGCAACAGCAAGGATTAAAAAGGCTCGCTTATTAAAGCGGTCATGGAAAACAACTAGAAGGGCTAAACTACGTCGCTCGTTATTGAAAAGAAAGATGTCAATGCGTAGACGTTCAGCAATGGGACTAAGATAAATGGCATACGAAATTGTAAACAACAAAAGATCCAAATCTGTTATCAAGATTGTTGGAACAGGTGGAACAAGAATTGATTTGGCGCAGCTAGAAGCTTCGGCAGATGAATCTGTTTCTAATGTTTCTATCACAAGCATCCAATCTGCAACAGATGGCATTTGGTCAATTTATAGAGGCAACGATAATACTGGAGTATTGGTTCTTGATTTGCCTGGTGGTTTAGATTGGCCCTTAGCACAATATGATATCACCGTTGCTAATACATCATCTGCAAATATTTACGTAACTAACTCTGGTTCTAATGGCACGTTGATTCTATCTGTTTCTAAAACTGCCAATTATTCACCAGCTTTAACGGACTTCTAAAATGAAACTAATTAGAGAACACGTAGAACAAGTCAAATATCTTACCGAAGCTTCTGAGAACGGTAAGAAAAATCTATATATCGAAGGTACATTTTTGGTTGGCGATGCTGTTAATCGTAACAATCGTATGTACAAAATGGAAACTCTTAGAAATGAAGTTGAGAGATATACAGAAGAGTTTATCAATACAAACCGTGCATTGGGTGAGTTAGGTCATCCAGATACACCGTCAATTAATCTTGAAAGAGTTTCTCACAAAATTGTTTCCTTGAAAGAAGATGGAAATACATTTTATGGTAAAGCTCTCGTTTTGGATACACCATATGGTCAAATTGCAAAAAATTTAATCGAGAATGGTGTTAATCTTGGTGTCTCGTCAAGAGCTCTAGGTTCAGTTATTCAAACGAAAGAAGGGTATAATCTTGTTCAAGATGATCTAAAGTTGGCTACAGCGGCTGACATCGTGGCTGATCCATCAGCACCAGGTGCTTTTGTTAATGGCATCATGGAGAATAAAGAATGGATGTTCATTGAAGGACGCTTCGTTGAGGCTGATTTTGATAAAGCCAAGAAGACAATTCAGAGGGCTTCCAAGAACCAAATTGAAGAAGCCGCTCTAAAATTATTTGAAAATTACCTACGAAAACTTTAAATTTTATAAATAAGAAATCATAAGGAGATTCCTAATGGCAACAAATAAACTAATGGAAGCAGCTGCTGACATTCTTGCAGGCGGTAAGAGCAAGGCTCCAGCTATGCCACCAGAAAAATTACCTGGTACTGAGGCTCAAGACCTCGGTGGCCCAACCCCACAAAATGCGAAGCCGGATGACGATTCGCATAAAATTGACGCAACTAAAGGTGCAAAAAGTGCTTCTGCGCCAACAACCAAACCTTCTGCTGCATCGCCAGATACACAACTGAAGATGAAGAAAGAAGAGTCGGAAGTTGAAGCTGAAGAGATCATTGCTGAAGAACAAGCCGAAGAAGGTATGGACTTGTCTGAAGATATCAATGCTCTTTTTGCCGATGATTCCACAATCTCTGAGGAATTCAAGTCTAAAGTTGCAACAATTTTTGAAGCTCGTGTAATGGATCGTGTTGCTCAAATTGAAGAGCAAATTGAAGCCCAATATGCCGAGCAACTCGAAGAAGCCGTCACTTCTATCAAAGAAGATTTGACGAACAAGATTGATGACTACCTCAACTATGTTGTTGAGCAGTGGTTGCAAGAAAATGAAATTGCGATTGAAAGTGCTTTACGTGCTGAAATCACTGAAGAATTCATTGCTGGTCTGCGTAATCTGTTTGCCGAACATTACATTGATGTTCCAACAGAAAAGGTTGACCTCGTTGACGAACTTGCTGGTAAAGTTGAAGAACTCGAAAGCAAACTCAACGAAGAGATTGAGCGCAGCATTGAGTACAAGAAAGCTCTTGTTGAGTCCGTTAAGACTGAAGTTACTAGAGCCGTTTGCGAAGGCCTCACCGAAACCCAGTTTGAAAAAATCAAGTCGCTCGCAGAGAGTGTTGAGTTTTCCACAGAGGAAGAGTACAAGACAAAACTGGAAACCATTCGTGAGAATTACTTCCCATCTGGCGTAAAGAAAGCTGATGAGACCCAACTGCACGAAACAATTGAAGAAGCTGCCGAAGAAACAAAGAAATCTCTTGATCCATTTGTTGCCGCCGTTTCTCAAGCAATTTCCAAAACAAAAATTTAAACACTAAGGAGATTTAAATGTATTTGTCCGAAAATTTACAAAAGAAATGGGAAGGCGTTCTGGACCATCCAGACCTGCCAGCCATTAAAGATCCATATCGTAAGGCCGTTACAGCCGTTATTCTTGAGAACCAAGCTCAAGAAATGCAAAAGGCTGCTGGTGTTCTGCAAGAGACAGCTCCGCTGAACTCGCTGGGTGGTACAGGTTATTCGGGTGGTTCTGCTGCTGGCGGTCCAGTTGCCGGTTTCGACCCAATCCTGATCTCTTTGGTCCGTCGTTCGTTGCCAAACCTGATCGCTTATGATCTGTGTGGCGTTCAGCCAATGACTGGTCCTACAGGCCTGATCTTCGCAATGCGTTCGACCTACGCTGCTCAAAACGTTACCGCTGGTGCTGTTGAGGCCTTCTACAATGAGGCTAACACAGGCTTCTCCGGTACTAAAGCTGCTCAAGGCGCTATCACTCTGGAAGGTGACACTTCTGGTGGTGACGTATTCAACACCTCGGTCATGACAACTGGTACCGCTATGGCTACCTCTGTTGCCGAAGACCTGACCTTCAACGAAATGGCCTTCTCGATTGAGAAAGTTTCCGTTACTGCTAAGTCCCGTGCTCTGAAAGCTGAGTACTCGATGGAACTCGCTCAAGACCTGAAAGCTGTTCATGGTCTGGATGCCGAAACAGAACTGGCTAACATCCTCTCGACAGAAATCCTGGCTGAGATCAACCGTGAAGTTATCCGCACAATCTATACTTCTGCTAAAGTTGGTGCCCAAGTTGGTACAACGACTGCTGGTACTTTTGACCTTGACACCGACTCCAACGGTCGCTGGATGGTTGAGAAGATCAAGGGTCTGGCTTTCCAACTCGAGCGTGAAGCTAACGTTATCGCCAAGACAACCCGTCGTGGCAAAGGTAACGTCATGATTTGTTCGTCTGACGTTGCTTCTGCTCTGGCCATGGCTGGTCTGCTTGACTACCAATCGGCTCTGAATAGCCAAGTTAACCTGACAGTTGATGATACTGGCAATACATTTGCTGGTACACTGTTTGGTCGCATCAAGGTTTACATTGATCCTTATTTCTCTGCTAACTCGACCGCTGAGTTTGCTGTTATGGGTTATAAGGGTACCAATGCCTATGACGCTGGTCTGTTCTACTGCCCATACGTTCCGCTGCAAATGGTCCGTGCCGTTGACACCAACAACTTCCAACCGAAGATTGGTTTCAAAACACGTTACGGCCTGGTTGCTAATCCGTTTGCCGAAGGTACTACCCAAGGCCTGGGTGTTATTAACGCCAAGACCAACCTGTACTATCGTGCATTCAAGATTGCTAACCTGATGTAATCTTAAAAAGTCTCGACAATAATTATAATAATAAGAGACTAACCTTAAAGACCCACCGAAAGGTGGGTCTTTTTTTACGCCTAAATACCTAACTATGACAGCACTTACAAGAAATCCATCTAATCCAAATTTCTTACACCCTAATAAGTTTCAACTGAAATTTTCTAGGGTACCAAATCTACAATATTTTTGCCAATCTTTATCTGTACCTGGCATTTCATTGTCTGAGATACCAAGAAACAATCCATTTGTAGACCTGTATTCTCCTGGTGAGAAAGCAATCTATGATGTGATGAACATTACATTTTTGGTAGACGAAGAACTTAAAGCTTGGATTGAAATACACGATTGGATTCGTGCGATGACTTTCCCAGAAAACTTTGAAGAATATGCGAATCTAAATAACTTAAATAATTATACCAGATATGCTAACGCAAAGATGCCGCAGTTTTCTGACGGTGAAGTTACTCTTTTATCATCTTCAAATACACCATACATAAAATTTAAATTTTATGATCTGTTCCCAACCTCACTCAGTACATTTGTAGTATCTACGGCAGATACTCCAGATAGCATCATTACTGCCGATGCCACATTCAGATTTGCCTATTTTGATGTTGAAACTTTAATTTAATTATGTTATACTCTCCGTAAGGAGATATTTTAATATGGAAAAACTTGAAGAATTACTTGCTATGTGGGCTAAAGATGCTGAGATTGATCGCACCGAGCCAGGCAAAGCATTAATTGACATACCCAAATTACACAGCAAGTATTTGCAGATACTTTCTAAGCATCGCTTACTCATTAAAGATGCTGAGTTCAAGTATAACAAAATGAAAAAGTTAAAGTGGGAATACTACACTGGTAAGTTAGATGATGATGAGTTGAAGAAAAGAGGATGGGAACCATTTCCATATATCATCAAATCCGAATTGTCTACATATTTGGAGAGCGATGAAGACTTAAACAAATATACTGCATCTATCATTATGAACAAAGAGATTGTAGATGTATGTGAAGCTATATTAAAAGAACTAAACTCTCGAACATTTCAATTGAGAGATTTTATTGCATGGGAAAGATTTATCCAGGGGGTTTGACGGACAAATTCGACTTATTATAAATAACTTTATAAGGAGAATATAATGGAAGCTCTGTCAAATTTATTAAATATTGAACATCATGAAGTTGATATGTCATGTTTAATTTTCACCAATGATCCTACGATTAATAGAGAAGAAGCATTGAAAAGAAATTCTGAAATCGTTAAATGTACAAAATGTGGCGTTGAGGGTAATAAACCAAATATGATGCGATGGCATTTTGACAATTGTAAAACAGAATTAAAAACCTGTAAACAATGTAAAAATGTTATTCCTAGGCAAGGTATAAAAGATTATTTGTACAAAGAAAAACATTACTGCAACAGAAAATGTTATATGGAAAGTAAAAAAGGAAAAGCACCAATTGAAATGACTTCTGAAGTTAGGAAAAAAGTATCAGAAGCCAGGAAAAAATATAATGCCAGACATAATTTTAAAACAAAAAGATGAAGCCTTTATAGAAGTAGCTTGCGATAAAGGTACCGCACAAGAACTTTCAGATTACTTTACCTTTTACGTACCAGGTTATCAATTTACTCCTGCATTCAAATCAAGAATGTGGGATGGCCGCATAAGACTTTTTGACCTTAGATCATTTACCATTTATCGTGGTCTTGTTCCATATATTGAACGCTTCTGTAAAGAACGTGAGTACTCACTAGAAGTAGACACAGAATTACAAACAACAGAAAACTTTTCTCTTGTTGAAGCAGTTGAATTTATTAAAACTCTTGGCATACCTTTAGAAGTCCGTGACTATCAATTACAATCTTTTGTTCATGCAGTAAGAAACAAAAGGATTCTACTACTTTCTCCAACAGCTTCAGGCAAATCTTTAATCATCTACCTTATTGTGCGTTATCTACAAGAAGCTGGATACGAAAGAGGTCTTCTTGTTGTACCAACCACATCTCTTGTTGAACAGATGTTTGCAGACTTTGCATCATATGGTTATGAATCGGATGAATACTGCCATCGTCAATATGCAGGTAAAGATAAACACACAAATAAATTTTTAACAATCACAACATGGCAATCTATCTACAAGAACGAGAAAGATTACTTTGAACAATTTGATTTTGTGATTGGTGATGAGGCACATCAGTTTAAAGCCAAATCACTTACAACTATTATGACAGGTTTAAATGGTGCCAAGTATCGCATAGGTTGCACAGGTACTCTTGATGGTACTCAGACACACAAACTAGTACTAGAAGGACTATTTGGTCCAGTGTACAAGGTTGTCACAACTAAAGAACTGATTGATAACAAACACCTTGCAAGTTTTAAAATTAAATGTTTGATTTTAAAATATCCAGATCACATCTGTAAGATGGCCAAAGATTGGGATTACAATGGTGAAATGGATTATATTGTACAGAACAAGGCAAGAAATGAATTCATTAAGAATCTTGCACTCTCATTAGAAGGTAACTCTCTCATACTATTCCAGTTTGTAGAGAAACATGGTAAAGAACTACATTCTATCATACATGAAGCTGCAAAGAAACGTCATGTGTTTTTTGTATTTGGTGGTACAGATGTTGAGATCAGAGAATCAGTAAGATCAATTACTGAAAAAGAAAAAGATGCCATCATCATTGCTTCATATGGTACCTTTTCAACTGGTGTTAATATAAGAAACCTACATAATATTATATTTGCTTCACCTTCTAAATCCAGAGTTCGTAATCTTCAGTCTATTGGTCGTGGTCTTAGAGTTGGAGATAACAAGACAGAAGCCACATTATTTGATATTGCAGATGACTTTAGAACAGGCAAATTTACCAATTATACGTTGCTCCACTTTGTTGAACGTGTTAAAATCTATGATGAAGAAAAGTTTAATTATAAATTCTATAACATAGAGATCAAAAATGCTTGAACAAATAAAATTAGTTAGACTGCAAAGTGGTGAAGATATTATTGCAGTTTATGTAGAAGATCCAGAAAGTGAGATGGTACAGTTGATTAATCCTATGATTGTCTTTTTTAAGAAACTTGCTTCTGGTAATTCTCTACTAATGGTCTCTCCTTGGCTTCCAGTTGAAATAGTAGAAAATGATTCTGCAACAATCTACACATCTGACATTCTTACTGTTGTAGATCCAAAACAGAATGTGATTGACTACTATTACAAAACATTACTTGAATTACAGAAGTACAAAGAAGAAGAACAATCTTCTGAAAGTATTCTTGATTGGGGAGATGAAGATGAAGACGAAGAATCTCTGAGTGAAGAAGAAATTAAAGAAGCTTTAGAAGAACTCAAGACTAATAAAAGGTTGTTACATTAATTTTCAAACGGCAACACCGAGACTATACATGTTGTCAAGTGCTAAAAGAGGCAAATATTATGGCTACAAAATCAAATCACTATATCAATAACGCAGACTTTCTAGAGGCCCTCATCGCCTATCAGAAAGATTGTAAGCAGGCAAAAAAAGAAAAGAAAGAAGACCCACCGATTCCAAATTACATTGGTGAATGTTTTCTGAAGATTGCTGACCACCTTTCTCGCAAACCAAACTTCATCTCGTATTCTTTCCGTGATGAAATGATTGCAGACGGCATTGAAAACTGCCTGATGTATTTCAGAAACTTTGATCCGGCAAAAAGTAAAAATCCATTTGCTTATTTTACTCAGATCATATATTATGCATTCTTACGTAGAATTATGCGTGAGAAGAAACAGTTGTACGTTAAGTACAAAGCTACTGAACAGTTTGGTCTACTCGATGAAGGTGAACTTTACGAAGACGAAACCGGTAACGTAAGACAGTTTGAACTATATGATAACATTTCGGAATTCATTCACAATTTTGAAGAAAACAAAAAGAAAAAGAAAACAAAATCAAAAGGTGTGGAGAAGTTCGTAGAGGAAGAATAATTGAAGATTGTAATTCTTGGTGATACACACTTTGGTGCTCGTGGTGATTCGTTAGATTTCCACAAACACTTTGAAAAATTTTATGATGAGGTATTTTTTCCTTATCTCAACGACAATGACATTAAAGTAATCTTTCAGATGGGTGATCTCTTTGATCGCCGTAAGTTTATTAATTTTAATACACTACATCTGTGCCGACAATACTTTTTTGATCGTTGCCAAATCTTAGGCATTAAAGTACACACACTACTTGGTAACCACGATGTGGCTTTCAAGAACACACTTGAGGTAAATTCAACTGGACTATTGTTGAATGAATATGAAAACATTGAATACTACGATGACTTTGATACAGTAGAATTTGATGGTGTAAAAATTGATGTTGTTCCTTGGTTATGCGATAGTAACGAAAAAGAAATCTTACAGAAGATGAAGTCTTCTACTGCACAGATTTGTTTTGGTCATTTTGAGATTGCAGGCTTTGAAATGGACCGAGGCAATGTATGTGACCATGGCCTTGACAAGAACGTATTAAAGAAGTATGATATTGTTTTGTCTGGTCACTTTCACCACAAATCATCTGACGGCAATATTACCTACGTTGGTACTCCTTATGAGATGACTTGGGCGGATTATAATGATCCAAAAGGCTTCCATATCTTTGATACTGACACAAGAGAGATGGAGTTCGTTCGCAACCCATTTCAAATGTTCAATAAGGTAATCTATGACGACGGTGAAACAGACTTTGAATACTGGAAGGCATATGATTTCGCAAGTCTAAAGAACACATATGTTAAAGTGGTTGTGTTAAACAAACAGAACCCTTATTTGTTTGACCATGTTTTAGATAACTTGTATAAGACTGGCATCTGTGATATTAGTATCGTTGAAGACTTCACAGATATTTTAATTGATACTGACCAAGAGATTATTGACCAGGCCGAAGACACTATGACCATCTTGTCTAAGTATATTGATAATCTTGCACTTGATGTTGAACCTGAAAAATTAAAAACTGTTATGCGTGAACTATATGTTGAGGCATTGAATACTGAAATCGCAGAATGATTCTATTTCGTAATGTACGTTGGAAGAACCTGTTAAGTACAGGTAATCACTTCACTGAAATCAAACTTGACGGCAACACAAACACACTTGTTGTCGGTGAGAACGGATCAGGCAAATCAACCATGCTTGATGCGTTGTGTTTTGGTTTGTTTGGTAAACCTTTCCGTAATATTAACAAACCACAACTAGTAAACTCTATCAACAATAAAGAAACTGTTGTTGAGGTTGAGTTTGATACTGGCAATAAATCATATAAGATTATTCGTGGCATCAAACCAAATGTATTTCAAATCTTACAGAACGGCGAACTGCTTAATCAAGATGCAGCCGCAAGAGACTATCAAGAATTCTTAGAGAAGTTTATTCTCAAGATGAATTATAAATCTTTTACGCAGATTGTAATTCTTGGTTCAGCATCATTCACTCCTTTCATGCAGCTATCGGCATCTGATCGCCGTACTATCATTGAAGACCTTCTCGATATTCAAATCTTCTCTACGATGAATGGTCTTGTTAAAGAAAGACTGTCTTCCAATAAAGAGAATCTTTCTGACCTTAAACATCAAATTGAATTGCAACAACAAAAGTATGATATGCAGAAGAAGCATATTGATGAACTTAAACAAAACAATGAAGACAAGGTGAACGAATATGTTGCGGAGATACAACTGCATAGTGATACAGTGGCCAACTTATTACAAAATGTTGCCGTCTTGGGAACCGAAACGGAACAATTGCAATTGGTGGTTGAATTACAAATTGAAACTGAGACTAAAGTCAAGAAGATTACAAAACTTGAATCGCAAATTGAAACGAACTTATCCAAACTACGAAAGGATATCAGTTTCTTCCAATCACATGATGATTGTCCAACCTGTAGGCAAGCCATTGCCAGTGAATTTAAAGAAGAAGAGCTTAACACACTCTCGACCAAAGCCCATAACTGTGAGCAAGGACTTTCTGAACTAGAAAAGAAACTCAACGAAGAACAACAGAAGTTAAACAAGATTAATGAAGCACAGAAACTAATCAACAAGAAGCAAGTTGAGATTGCAACGGCAAATGCAACCATCACCGAAACAAATAAGATGATTGTTCGTTTGCAAAAGTTGGTCGATGAATTGAAAAGTTCTACTGTTGTTACCGATAAAGAAGAACAAGAATTAAAAGTCATATATGGTGGTCTAACAGAATTAAAAGGTCAGATAAAGGACCTTATTGATGAAAAGACTTATCTTGATGCGGCATCTTTGTTGTTGAAAGATTCTGGTATCAAAACGAAGATTGTGAAACAATACTTGCCTATTATCAACAAACTCGTCAACAAATATCTGGCCTCTTTAGATTTCTTTGTGAACTTTAACCTTGATGAATCTTTTAAAGAGACAATCAAATCTCGGCATCGTGATGAGTTTACTTACAATAACTTTTCAGAAGGTGAGAAACAAAGAATTGACATGGCTCTGATGTTAACCTGGCGAGCTATTGCCAAACTGAAGAATTCGTCTAATACTAACCTGTTAATTCTAGATGAGACATTTGATTCGAGTCTGGATGCAAATGGTACAGAAGAACTGATGAAGATTCTTCACATGTTGGAAGATGTAAACTTGTTCGTTATCTCCCACAAAGGAGATATTCTGCAAGATAAATTTAGAAACGTGATTCGTTTCCAGAAAGAGAAAAACTTTTCGAGGATTATAAAATGAGTGAAGAATTTTTAGTATTTGATACTGGTTCATCATCTGTTGAGAAGAAAGTTGTGCAGCCTTTGCCTTTGTATGGTGAAGATTATCCAATGCTCAGAGATGAAATTCCAGAATACACAGACACACTACCAAATCATTTGATGGATGATCTCGTTGAACGACTGAAACTTACCATGAAATCTTATGGTGGTATCGGCCTGTCGGCAAACCAATGCGGTGTATTTGAACGTGTCTTTGTTATCGGTGCCGGCGACTTTCAGTTGGTCTGTATCAACCCAAAAGTAATTGAGGCAAGCACAGATATGGTTAAAGACAATGAAGGTTGCCTCTCTTATCCTGGTTTATTTGTTAAGATAGAAAGACCTCGAGCCATTCGTGTCGAGTTTCTAGATCAAACAGGTAAGAAACAAGAGATGTCATTAGAAGGTTTAACCGCAAGATGTTTTCTACATGAGTTAGAACACATGAACGGAAAATCTTTTGTTGACAATGTTGGTCCAGTTACTCTGCGAATGGCAAAACAGAAACAACAAAAACGAATTAAAAAATTTCAGAGAATGAGTAAAGCCGCATAATGAGTTACACCTTTGATCCTAAAGA